CAAACATTTTTATTCTCCAGATTAATTCAAAGATAATCCCCTAGGGGATTATATATTAGTGGCCTTGCTTTGAGGGAACATAAACTCCGCGAATATTAAATCGGTCACAAACCGCTTTCAAATAAGTGGTATTATCTTCGTAAAATGTAAATTCAGCATTTTGAAATGGCTTAAGATTAAAAAACTTAGTTAATCCAGCGATTTTCAATTTACCGCCTGAAGTAGTATCACCATCACAACGTGAGATAATATAATCAGGTTCACCGAGAATATCGGTGATGAATTTATTATCAGCTTCACGCAAAACACGGGCAGTTGCAATAATCACAAAAGTATTATCATCTTGCAAATCCGCACGATATTGGCTAGCCAATGGCAATAATGAATCATCCATTGCCCGATATTCATTTTCTCTCCAATAATCCAAATCAATTCGTTCGCCCGAATCGTCAACGATGGTTTTATATCTGTGCAAACTGCAAACGATAGTACCATCCATGTCATAAATGCTAACCTTAGTAATCTTTGCCATTTTGAACCTCTGTTCTGTGTTGATGTGTCAATTATACACGGCTTTTGGGGTTTTGTGTGGCTTTTTTTGCCCATCACACAAAATAAAGTGTAACAATTCTGGCCAACTGTTACAATTATTTTCGTTGTTTTTTGGCAAAAGCCCTTGACACGGGCAAATTATATATGATATAATTGGCGCGCCCACAGAAACAAAAGTATTCATTTCTGTGGGCAAACAAAAGTATCAACGATCTTTCATTCGTTGCAAAACGGCCAATATATCAGGCTCAGACAATTTTTCAAGCAAACGCCGCAAGACCTCATCTTGCACGTCTTTTGGAGTCGGAGTATTTGGGTTTTGAGTGTTTGTGTTCATGAGTGTATTATACCATAAAAAGCAGGGGATACAATCCCCTACAAGTTATCAGGTCTTTTCAGCCTTAATAAAATCTGCAATCGCTTTGAGTGCAGTTTTGTTAGCTTTGGTTAGCGATTCTACATCAGCTTCACCCAAGCCCAGAGCATCACCAATGTAATCGGCAACAGCATCCTTTTTTACTACAGCTTCACCAGTCTTGGAAACATAAGTTTTAGCTTTGTAAACCTTCTCGCGTGAGAGCTTGGCAACAACCGAACGAACAGTCTTACCCAATGCCTCAGCAATGGATTCAACAGTAGTACCGGCTTGGTAGTCGGCAACCATCTGAGCTGTCTGCTCAGGCGTATAATTCACAGTCTTGGTAGTCATTTAAAAGTCCTTTCAGGGTTTCATTACAAAAGCAAAGTATAACACAAATGGCAGGGCAATGCAAGCCATACAAAGTGCCAAATCCAAAAATTCTCGAATCTTATTCATTATTCAGCCTCACATTCAGCGGCATAAGCCAGAGCATTTTGTGCAGTGCACAAAGCGTTATAAGAACGGCGAACAATGGTATCATCACCAGTGATCTTAGCCGCATAGTATTCAACCAATTTTTCAGCATATGCAAGAGCAAGTGTCTGTGTCATAGTGTCTTTCGTTGTCATGTATGAATTATATCACGCAATCTCACAGTGTCAACAAGTTTTTTAAATTATTTTCTAGGTAGTTTCCCTATGTAGTAGTTGGTTCACAAATGTGATAGGAAACAAAAGTAGTAGGTGTGCTAATAGATTAGAAACAAAAGTACACAGGGGGCGGTTTGTAGACTAAAGTATTCACATTTGCCTATGGGCCCACCCACACGCGGCCTATTCAAATAAAACTCGAAAACACTTTCGGTGCCAACGCTCAACCCAATCGCCACCAATCCACCCAAACTGCCCCCACCCGACCCTAAACCACAACAAACCCACCCCCACCTTCCACATCCCCCCAACCCACCCCAAATCCGCACTTGCCCACACACCTGCCCCCGTGATATAATCCACCCAAAGGACTACATATGACTCAAAATCTACCTGCTGAAACACTGCAAATTGCCCCGGAAGCCCTGGAGGTAGCAAACTGCTATTTACAGTTACAAGATGCCAAACGTGTGGCACACGAACTAGACTTGCCACCAACCCTGGTCACCGAAATCCTCGCCCGCCGTGAGGTAAAGGGCTATATTGATGCTGTGTTCATGGACACCGGCTACAACAACCGTTTTCAAATGCGTGCTGCTATGGACGCACTAATCAAGCAAAAGTTTCAGGAGCTGCATGAAGCCGGAACTGGATCGACTAAAGATATTAGTGAACTGCTAGCGCTTTCACATAAAATGTCGATGGACTTGCTAGACCGTGAAATTCAGCTTGAGAAGGCTCGTCAAGGCCCTGGCGGCCCGCAAAAGCAGGTCAACGTGCAAATAAACGACGGACTTGATGGATCAAAGTACTCACATCTTATTTCAAAGCTTATTAGTGGAGACGGGTTGTAAAATTTAAGCTTGCGCAGTACCTTCATAGATGATATAATAGTATTTTAATAATTTATGAAGGTACTAATTATGCAAACATACATATACAAACTTACTTTTCCCAATAGTCATAAAGTTTATATTGGGCAAAGTCTTAACCCGGAAACTAGAGTACAACGTCACCTACAAAAATTACGTGACGGAATACATCACAGTAAAAAACTACAACAAGAGTACCCAGAGTGCGGTAAGCCCGAACTAAGTATTCTAGAAGTCTGTGATATCAATAGTGCAGATACTCAAGAAATTTATTGGATACAAGAGTATAATTCTTATCTTGATGGATACAACTCCACCAAAGGCGGCAACGGTACAGGGGTAGGAGAAGACTGCCCTAGTGCCAAGTATACCATTGATGACTATCTTGCAGTTGTAGCTTTTTTAGCGCACACAGATATGTCCACAAAAGAAATAGCTGCCGAATTAGGTGTAGGTATAAGTACAGTACTTAATATTTCTTCACAAACCAATCACCTGTATTTACGTGATATTGTACCAGAAGACTGGAATTTAATGATTAATAAACAAAGACATCATGCTAACTGGAGGGCGTATCCATCCGTTATTAGTCCAGATGGTGTAGTACATAAAGTAACCAGTGCCAGGGCATTTTCGCGAGAACATAAACTGGATCAGTCAGATTTTGCCAAAATGCTAAATGGCAAAAAACTTAGTGTTAGGGGCTGGAAAGTATGCTAACTGTATCACGACCAGATGTACAATGCGATGAGATTGTTGAGTTTGATGCCGGTGCCAGGTTTATTAAGCTGCCTATTACCAACTACTTGAAACTGTTAGGCATTTACGAAACCATCAACCGACCCCAAATCGCACTAATTAACGCAGTCAACGACCCCAAGTACCGATTTGTTTGCGCTGCACTAGCACGACGTCTGGGCAAAACCTACATTGCCAATGTGGTTGGTCAGCTTGTTTCACTAGTCCCCGGCTGCAATGTGCTAATCATGTCGCCAAACTATAATCTATCGGGAATTTCGTTTGAACTACAACGCAAGCTGATCAAGCACTTTGACTTAGAAGTTTCGCGTGATAACCTTAAGGACAAGATTATTGAACTCTCAAATGGTTCGACAATTCGCATGGGTTCGCTGTCGACTGTGGACAGTTGTGTTGGTCGAAGCTACGACCTAATCATCTTTGACGAAGCTGCACTGGGGTCAGACGGTGAGGCTGCGTTTAACGTTGCGCTACGACCTACGCTGGATAAGCCTAATTCAAAGGCTATTTTTATTTCCACACCGCGTGGTCGCAACAACTGGTTCTCTCAATTTTATCAGAGGGGATTTAGTGCGGATTTTCCAGAGTGGGTTAGCTTGCAAAGTGACTATAGCGAGAATACTCGCATGGCTGAGTCGGATGTGGCTGAGGCACGCAAGTCTATGTCGCGTGCTGAATTTGAGCAAGAATACCTTGCTTCATTCACAGTGTTTGAGGGTCAGATTTATAGTCTAGCACAATCCGATGTCCTAGAACCGCCCCCAGACTTGCGTGGCGAAGCCATTGCTGGTTGTGACCCAGGCTATCGTGACTACACAGCGTTTGTCGTAATACTCTACTGCATGGTCACCGATGTGTTTTGGATTGTTGATGAGTACTTAAAGAACGAAGCCACCACTGCTGATCACGCCGAGTCATTTCGTGAGTTGTGTTCAAAGTGGGGTGTAGAAACCATCTTTATTGATAGTGCGGCCGCACAGTTTGCTAGTGACCTGGCTTATATCTACGACCTTGCCTCAACCAAAGCTAAAAAAGATGTGCTGCCAGGTATTGCTTATGTGCAAACACTGGTAGCGCAAGGCCGACTCAAAGTAGCGCCTCACTGCACTCACAGCTTAGCAGTGTTTGACCAATATCGCTGGGATACAAAAGAAGGCCTACAACGTGAACGTCCAAAGCATGATGAGTTTTCTCACATGGCTGACGCGATTCGTTACGCACTTTATACATACACCTTGTAATTCCACAGCCTATCCCACCAGCCTAGTTTACTTAGTCGTTGTAGCTCAGTTTTGTGCTTAAAGTAACGATCTTTGAATTCATTGGTTAGTGCCAGCAGATCCTTATAATCCTGGTCAATAATATAACCCTCGTCTCGTAGCTGTTGGAGTGCATCTTCTGCAGCACTTTGCAGTTCTTGTGCGGCATCAATCTTTTGTTGGCTGCTATGTATTAGCTCCAAGTGTTCTAGTGTGCCCAAGTGCAGTAGCTCATGCGATTTGTTTATAAGTCGGGAAACTTCATCTGATTGATTAACTGCTGGGTAGGTAGTGTTAAGCATATCATGACACTTAAACTGGTCAATAAGTAACTCCTCTAAAATATCAATATGGTCACGGTGACAATAAAAGATTGCCTCGGTTTCCGGTAAACCGCAGCGCTCATACTCAACCTGCATAGGTCGTGCTGCCTTGCCAGTTGCGAACTTATTAAAGTGCTGTTTCCAGCGAGTTTCCAAGTCAAGTGATTTGCCGATATAAAACTTACCACTTGAAAAGGTTAATCGGTATATTCCCGAAGCCATATTTCTCCTTAAAATTCAATTATACTCGATTTGGATTGTGTGTGCAAGTCAAAACGTCCAAGGTGCACAAAAAATTATGGTATTGACATTTTTGTCCTAACCAGGTATAATACTAGTAATCTCAAGAGGTCCAATTAAAAAATGGCCAAGAACACAAACAAACGTATCCCAGTTAAGTGGGTTCGCGATCGTGCCAAGGCAGCGTACGATAAAAAAACGGAGTGCTTTGTCTGTGATACTGACAAAGACCTAGAACTTCATCATCTACATTCGATCACAATCTTACTAGAAACGTGGGCTGCGCGAAAAGGTTACGACATATCAACAGACGAAGGCATTTTAGCTGTTCGTGATGAATTTATTGCTGAGCACCGCGTAGAGCTATATGACCAGGTTTACACCCTATGTAATCCGCACCATGTAGCACTGCACAGTATTTATGGTAAAGCACCAGCAGTAGGTTCGGAAGCAAAGCAGCAACGTTGGATTGAAATACAACGCGAAAAGCACGTTCATGGTGATAAAGCCGTTCCTACTCAAACACACAACTCATTTTTCTCAAGATTTATTTAAGGGAAACTATGAGTTGGATAACAAAATCTCAAGACTGGATTCGTGAAAAACTGAACCCAGCACAAACACGTATTGCACAAGACGCCGGTACACAAATCGGTAGTGATGCCAAGGTAACGTACTTTCAAAGCTTTCAGAAGCTGGAAGCAGTTAATCGTAGCGTTAGCTTGTTAGTTAACGCTGCAAGTAGCTTAGACTACGACATAAAAGATAAAGTACACGATGGTGTTACAACTGGTATTCGTCAAAAAACACTAAATACCTTACTTAACTTCCGTCCTAACCCCTATCAAAGTGCACAAGATTTTCGCACCGCGCTATTCACAGACTTTGTCCTAGAAGGTAACGCTTTTGTACACTTTGACGGTGTATTTATGTATCACCTGCCTGCTGACAAAGTAGAAATCATGACTGACGAAAAGACTTTTATCAAAGGCTTTCGTTATAACGGAATGGTAGACTTCAAAGAGTCCGAAGTTTTTTACTTTCGTGATTTAGCCAGCGATAGTATCTATCGTGGAAGCAGCAGACTACAATCAGCAGACCGCAGCGTTAAGTTGTTGTATTCAATGCAGCAATTTCAAGAAAACTTCTTTGATAACGGTGCAGTATTTGGCTTAGTGCTTACCACTGATAACACGCTATCACAAGTTGCAAAAGAAAAAACAATTGCTTACTGGTTACAAAAGTACAATGTTAAACAAGGCGGTAAGCGCCCAGTTATCTTGGACAGTGGCTTAAAGCCGCATCAGCTAGCCGAAACAAACTTCAAAGACATGGATTTTGATACTTCAATCAAAACTCATGCCGAAAAAATCATGCAAGCAGTTGGCGTTCCGCCAATCTTGTTGCAAGGTGGTAACAACGCCAACATCTCACCTAACTTACGCTTATTCTACTTAGAAACAGTATTACCGATTAATCGTAAGTTTATTAGTGCAGTTGAGCGTTACTTTGGTTACGACGTAGAAGCTATTACTAGCTCCGTTAGTGCACTACAACCCGAATTAAAAGACATTGCTGCGTACCATAGTACGTTAGTAAATGCCGGTATTATAACTCCTAATGAAGCTCGCGTAGAACTTCGTTATGAATCAAAAGCTGGCAACGATGATTTACGAATTCCTGCAAATATTGCAGGTTCAGCCGCAAATCCTAGTACTGGAGGACGACCCGCCTCCGCTAAGGAATAACACAAAGGGGTATTATGGTAGATAAAAATAAAGTCCTGTTTTTAAACAGTTCTTTTACTAAGAGTGAACCTCTACCAACTGCTGACGGCAAAATTGAAAGTGTAACCATTCAAGGATACGCTTCAACTAATGACGTTGACAGACACGGTGACATTGTTCCAGCTGCGGTGTGGCAAAAGGGTATTGAGAATTACTTGAAAAATCCAGTAATTCTTGCTTACCACAACCACAATGAGCCAGTTGGTCGAATGACAGATCACCGCGTTGATGAGAAAGGCTTGTTTGTAACAGCAAGAATTTCTGCAGCAGCTGAGGATGTTTTCAATCTTGTAAAAGACGGCGTGCTAACCGCCTTTAGCATTGGTTTCCGTATCGTTGATGCGGAATATAATTCAGCCTTAGAGCTGTTTGTTGTAAAAGAACTGGAACTACACGAAATATCCGTTGTGTCTGTACCAGCTAATCAAAATACACTATTTAGTCTTTCTAAGGCGTTTGATACGGCCGAAGAATTTAAAAGTTTCAAAATGCAATTTGCTACCCCAAGCGACTCAGCTAAAGGGCTAGAAGCCTCCGGTGATGCAAAAAGCGATAACACAAAGGAATTGGAAATGACTCCAGAAGAACTACAAAAAATGTTGGCCGCTGCCGCTGAGCAAGCCACTAAGTCCCTGCTAGCTGCTCAAGAAAAAGCCGCTGCTGAAAAAGCTGCTGCCGATGCGCAACAAGCTGACTTAGACGCAAAAATCAAGGCTGCTGTTGCTCTAGCAACACCATCCACAACTGGTGCTGAAGCACTAATGGCAGAAGTAGAGAAGCGTTTCGCTGCTCAAGCTGACGAAACTAAATCTGTTGTTGCTGGTCTAGAAAGCGCTCTAAAAGAGAAAGCTGCTGAACTAGAAGCTATTCAGAAATCACGTATGACTTTCACAGATGGCAAAGCCGGTGAAATGTCTTATGCTGACAAAGAGAAGGCCGTTATTCTCGCAAAGATGGCAGGTAAAGCCCTAGAAGGTACTAAGTTTGGCCGTGATATGGTTCAAAAGTACGGTGCTCACGTTCCAAGCGCAACTTGGGAACTAGAAGTATCCACAAACATGGAAAATGAAGTACGTCGTCGTCTAGTGGTTGCTCCTAACCTACGCGCTATTACTATGGCTACCAACGTAATGACTATTCCTGTGAACCCAGAAGCTGGTGTTGCTACATGGATGGCTAACACAGCATTTGGTACAACATCATCTGCTGGTGCCGAAGCAACTCACGCGCTAAAAGAAATCACTCTAAACGCTTACAAAGTTGCAACAAACGAATACGTTGCTTACGAAGAAGAAGAAGACGCTCTGCTAGCAATTATGCCTGTTATCCGTGACGCTATGGTTCGCCGTGTTGCTCGCGCTGTTGACCGCGCTATGCTACGTGGTGCTGGTTCCGGAAGCGATCCAGTTAAAGGTCTAGCAACTTACGACGCAGTAAGCGCTGTTACTCTAGATATTTCTGATGCTGCTAAAATGACAGTTGCAAAACTGCAAGCTATGCGTCGTGACCTAGGTGCCTGGGGTCTAGACCCAGCTGAACTAGTTTATATCGTAAGCACAGAAGGTTACTACGACCTGCTAGAAGATACAAACTTCCTAACAGTCGACAAAGTTGGTCAACAAGCCACTCTGTTAACTGGTCAAATCGGTGCAGTTGGTAACACTCCAGTTATCGTAAGTGCTGAATTTGCAGACAAAGCAGCTGACGCTGTTGGCGCAATCTGCTTTGCACCAGGTAACTTCTTGGCTGGTAATCAACGCGGTCTACGTGTTGATACACAAGACCTAGTAGAAACACAACGTCGTGTTATGGTAGCTAGCCTACGTACTGGCATGACTCAAGTTACAACTAACCTAGGTGCTGGTGTTTCAGCTCTACGTTACGTAGCTTAATAGTTTAAAACTATAAACAAGACCCTTAAGTGGGTCTTGTTTTATAAGTGTATACTGTACACTTATAAAACAAGGAGATTCTATGGCATTAAACCTAATTACAAGACAAGAATATAAGGCGTATGCGGGAATCAAGAGTACCAACTACGATAGCGATATTGATGGGCTAATCCCAAGAGTATCACAACTAATAAAAAACTACTGCCGTCGTACGTTTGTGGACTACATGGACTCAGACAAAGTAGAAATATTTAGTGGTGATTGCGATAAACTAATACTTAGCGAAAGTCCAGTTGTATCGGTTAACCTAGTTCAACAAAGTGATAACTACGGTCAAAGCTACAGCAACTTAACACAATACACTGACTGGGTTCAAGATGGTGATTATGTTATTCCACTAAACACAGATGCATACTGGGCAAAAAGAATTCGTGGATACCGTGTATCCTATGCTGCAGGTTATGATGATGTGCCGCTGGATATTGCGCTTGCAGCAATGGATTTAGTAAGCTACTATCGCCAAAACGATGGGTCTGTACATAACAATAAGTCACCAGGTGCTGGTGGCAGTGTTCAACTAGAGTATATTATGAACACTAACTTTCCAGCACAAATTAAGCGCGTGCTAGATCTTTATGTGGCGGATTATTCGTAATGGCTATTGAGATACCTTATAGTATAGCAACAAATGCAAAAGAGTTTTTAACTGGATTAGTTGCTGAGCAAGCCTCATATTATAACTCCAAAGAAAAAGCAGCAAAAGATATTAATACTTTTGTTAGCGAAATAGATACAAAACTACGTTTAGCATATGATAAATATATTCCAAACGTACATGTAATAGACGCAGAGTCTTTTACTAATATACTTGCAAATAGATTGGCAGAGGCCGGTAAAAACGTACTGGATCCAGGAGCAGATACAGGCATAGCCGCAAGGTTTGCAGATAAAAATAGTACAGAATATAAAAATCTCAGTAAAATAGTTGTAGATAGTTTAAGTAAATACCATAACAAGCTACTTAGTAATCAGACAGTAAAAAACCCGATAGATGCACTAAACTCACTATCTAGTAAACTATTTGCAAGAACAAGAAAAATAGATAATCCAATATCTGCTAGAATACTAGGCCTTGAGTTCTCTAAAAACATAAACTCTATTTTCGGCAATAGAGCTGTACTAGCAGCGGTAGACCCTAGACTTGGTAGTTCAAGTACTAGATTTGTATTTTTTTCATCTTCATTTAATGCAATTGGTACTCCTATAAAAGAAAACGTGTATAAACCAGTAGAGGCTTTTATAAAAGCTACTTTAGGTACTGATACAGTTTCAGGATTCGGTTTAGGTACACTAGTAAACGCTGGACATGCCTCATTAATTAATGATCTAGGGTCTTTTGTTAATAGCCCTGCCTTTGCTCAAGTACTGTACGGCGTAAGTTCCGGAAGATCTAGTAGGTCATCAAGCCCACAACAAGCAGCAGAAATATTTAAAATAGAAAGTAAGCTTTTAGAAAATAGTATAAGAGTAGATAAGACTTTTTTAAGTAGTCAGGGTGGCTACGGTGTACTATTGGCCCTAGGCGTTACATTTACAAATATAGAAGATGCAGAGTTAAATCAACAGCGTGGTAGGATTTCAGAAGCTAGCGCAGTTCGTAGTTTTAATATACAGAAACCAACTACTATTACTAAATCAGCAAAAGATAAGATAGTAAATACTATATTAAGACTAGTACTTAGAAATAATCCAGCATTGGGAAAATCGTCTAGGTCTATTGTAGATTTTTTAACAGAAGCTTATTCTGGAATACTGTTAGGCAAACGTGTAGCCGGCGAAAAAAGCTCAACAACTGTTAGAACTTCAAAAACAGTAAAAAATTCTGTACAAAATAAATCTGAAAAGACTAGTTTCAATAAGCCTACAGCTAAAAGTAACAAAGTTAGTTTAGCTGTATCGACAGAGTTACAGGCTAATTTAACCGGATTACAAAACCTAATCAACCAGCAGTTGCAAGATGTTATCAGCGCCAATATGGGTGACGGAAGTTCTCGTAGTGTGTTAAACTACCGATCTGGTAGACTAGCTTCAAGTGCCAAAGTTGAAAGCATGAGCCAAAGCAGAGCAGGTTTAATAACTGCTTTTTATACCTACATGAAGAATCCTTACGCAACATTCTCAAGTGGCGGAAAACAAAGTTCCCCTGCATCACGCGACCCTAAGTTGCTGATAAGCAAGTCAATTCGTGAAATTGCTGCACAACAAGTAGGCAATCGTTTAAGGGCAGTAAATATATGAGTCGTAGAACCTCAATCGTAAAAGTCTTGACTGCTAAGCTAGCCTTAATAAACGGTCAAGCACCTTATAAAACCAACTTATTCCAAAATGCTTATGCCAAGCTAAAATTCTGGGACGAAGTAAAAGACTTTCCAGCAGTGTACTTAACACCTGGTTCTGAGCAACGTGAGTATCATCCTGGCAACTTTACTTGGGGATACCTAGGTATAGCCATTAAAGTATATTGCCACGGTGAAGATTCCAGTGAACAACTAGAACTACTACTAGAAGACATAGAGAATTGTGTGGACGCAAATCGTGTGCTCGTATACGATGCCACTACCAACTACGAAACAACTGAAATATTAATTCAGTCAATAACAACTGATGAAGGGCTTTTAGCCCCTTATGCAGTTGGCGAAATTAACTTACAAGTCCGATACCAGATTATGTAAGCAACCGTACCAAAGTGCCAGCAACAGATAAATGTCTAGTTAAGGTACTAGTGTACTAACTACAAGGAAATGAGATATGTCATTTAATTTAATTCGTAATAGTCGAGTATTCTTCACGACTAAAGTCGACTCAACTACTGGTAAGGTAGAAGCTACAAGTCACACAGCGGATACAACCCGCGAAATTCAAGTACTAGAAGGTTTTAGTTTTAGTCAGAATACTGGTCAAGAAACAGTTACACTAAACGAAGCTGGCGCTAGCCCAGTTCGTGGTCAGCGTAGTTTTAACACAAGTCTAGACCCAGCGGACTTTTCGTTTACAACTTATATGCGCCCACAAGACGGTGGTACAAACATCACTTGTGAAGAATCTGTGTTGTGGAACGCAATGTTTGCAGTTGATGCAATTGGTGGTACTGACCCTGCTTGGGAAGACGATACTAGCAATGCTACTTGTGTAGTAACAAACTCTAATAAACACCAACTACAAAAATTTGGTTTAATTATTGTACTTGATACAACAACTTTTGTTATTGATAACTGTGTGTTAAACACCGCAACGGTTGATTTCGGCTTAGATGCTATTGCTAGTATTCAGTGGTCTGGTCAAGGCAGTGAACTACGTCAGATTACGTCCCCAACAATTAGTGGTGGAACAATTAGTGGTACTATCGGTGGAAACTTCAAGCAAAAGGTAACAACTGCACCTTATATTGCTAATAAGTTGAGTGTTGTTACACTAAAAGATGTTATTGGTGGTGCTAGTGGCTCCTCTTACAGCGTGCCTATTACTGGTGGCTCACTAACAATTAGTAATAATGTTACTTACTTAACACCAGCTAACTTAGCTACTGTTAATAAAGCAGTTACATACTTTACAGGTACTCGCTCTATTAGCGGAAGTTTAAATGCTTACTTACGTACAGGCACTACCAACACGCAGGGTCTAATGGATACCATGCTAACAAACTCCACTACATCAGTTGATCCTGACTTCTACTTAAAGATTGCAGTTGGCGGAACTAATACTACTAGAGTAGAGTTTGAAATGCCTGCGGTTGTGTTATCAATTCCTGCTGTAAACGCTGAGCAAGTTGTGTCAACAACAATTAATTTTACTGCTCAAGGGTACACTGGTACCAGTTTTGATATTGGTGCAGCTAACGAGTTGAATATTACATATACAACTCCTAATACAACTCCAACTTAATTTTTCTACAGGGTTGGATTGATCCCCAACCCTACTTTTTCTTACTTAATATAAAAATATGTCAATTTCCCTAAAATCTCTGTTGGTTCCTTCAAAATCCGTTGAAGTAGAGTATCCTGGCCTCTATGGCTTCAAGGTTAACATTGCGTTCTTATCGCGCGAAACGCTTCTTAACATTCGCAAAAAGTCTACTAAAACTAGCTTTAAAAATCGTCAAGCATCTGATGAGTTCAATGAGGACTTATTCCTGCAACTTTATGTTGAAAATGCTGTAAAAGGCTGGAGTGGACTAAAACTGGCTTACCTTGAACAATTGGCTCCAGTAGACTTAACTGGACAAAATCCAGAAGACGAGCTAGAATTCAGTGCAGAAAATGCACTGTACTTAATGAAGAACTCAAGTAACTTTGATGCTTTTATTAGCGAACAGGTATCGGACCTGGGAAACTTTTCTTCGAGCAGCAACAAGCCTTAAATGAGTTGCTCGTAAATTACATGCAAAATTCTAATGTGAACATGACCCGGGATCAGTACTTTGAAATGTGCGAAGCCTTGGGTAGTGAGCCGGTTGATTCAGAAATTCCGGTTGAACTTGATGACTTTCCAATAGAAGTTCAGCAGGCGTTTGGAGTTTACAGAATGTTGCGTGATGAGTGGGATAGCATGAGTGGCGTTTATCTTGGTAAAACACTAATTGGTATTACTGAAATATTAGAAGCTTCCGAAATCAGTCCAGAAGATAATAAGTTTATTATTACTCTTGTGCGGCTAATAGATCAAGTACGTGCTCAAGAAATAAACAGTAAAAAAGCAGCCGAAAAACCCGCGACTTAAAACCTCGCGGGTTTTTTTATGTTAAAAATTTTTTGGTTTGACATTATAATGGTTACATGATATAATGGTCTGTATCAAAGTTTGTGCAATTTAAGCCACAGGTTCTAAGTAAAGGAGCAAAGATGGCAACAGTCAAAATAGATTTAAGTTTAGAAGACACCAAAGGCAGTATTAAAAGTCGTAAGAGTGAAGTTGAAAGCTTAAACCGTGAATTAGAGAAAACAAAGAGACTTAGTACTGGTACTAAGTCTGGTAGCGGCGCCGTAAAGTCTAGCTATAGCTCCGCAATGGGTGGTAGTGAAAACGCTGAATACGGCCGTGCTCGCGGAAGTATGGGAGCAACAGGAGCCGGTGCTCGTGATTTTGCCAACCAAGCACAAGGTCTTGGTGGACTAGTTCGCCTATACGCTACCTGGGCAGCTAACATATTTGCCGTTAGCGCTGCGTTTAGTGCACTAAGTAACGCCGCAAACGTCACTAACATGATTCAAGGTATGAATCAACTGGGAATTTCCAGTGGTATAGCTTTGGGCAGCATGGCGCAAAGATTTGTAGAAGCCTCGGATGGTGCAATCAGTTTAAAAGATGCCGTTTCTGCAACTGTTAAAGCAGTGTCTAGTGGACTAAGTCAAGCACAGTTCGAACAGTTGGGAAAAGTAGCAAATAATGCTAGTAAAGCCCTAGGTATCGACATGGCCGATGCTGTTAGTCGTCTTACTCGTGGTATTACCAAGCTAGAACCAGAACTATTAGACGAATTGGGTATCTTTACCAAAGTAGGTGCTGCAACAGAAGATTATGCAAAAAGAATTGGTAAATCAGCAGCTAGTTTAACAGACTTTGAAAAACGTCAGGCATTTGCTAATGCTGTGCTTGCAGAAGGTACTGCTAAGTTTGGCAGTATCAAAATTGAGGCAAACCCCTACGACCAGTTAGCTGCCTCACTAACAAACTTGTCTAACAAAGTACTGGGTTTTATTAACACAGCACTTGGACCACTAATCAGCTTGCTAAGCTCAAGTCCAACTGCTTTGGGCATAGTGGTAGCAGGTTTAGGTAGTTTGCTACTAAAACAAGCTATACCAGCAATAGGACAGTATAAGTCAGCTTTAGCTTCATCAGCAGATGAGTCTGAGAAAAAGTGGCAACAAAAAAGCGACGCTATTAAAAAGATTGAAAAAGATCAGTTTCAGTACATTATTAATATGTCCGAGGCTGAGGCAGATGCAAAATTAGCTAGTTTTGAAAAAGCAGAGCGAAGACTTAAAAAGTCCAAGGGTATGGCTGGTGTTTTTGATGAACGTACTCAAAATATATTACAAGGCACAACACTTAGCAAAGAAGATCGAGGATATTTACAGTCAAAACAAGCAGAAGCAGCTGCAGCTGGTAATAAACAATTGGCCGCGGCTTATAAAGAAGCTCGTGTAGCTTTAGATGGTTGGATAAAGTCCGAAAAAGAACACGAAAAATTACTAGAAAAGATCAGCGATCAAACAAATAAAAACATATCAGGTGCTAGCAAGTTATCTGCAGCAGGTTTTGCCAGAGATGAGCTAAATAAAGCAAGAATCTCCAAGTCTAGATCCGCATTGATATCTGAGGCGGCGGAAAATGCTTCAACCGGTTCTATGTCACAGTCTTGGGAAAAGCTAAACAAAGGTATCAAAGACGAAAAATTAACAGGAATATCTGCTGGATTTACCAGAGTAGGCGGTGCAGCTGCAATCGCAACCACCGCTATTTCAAGAGCTGCAAGTGTTGTAACTGGATTTTTTGGTACAGTTGGTCTAGTAGTTGGAGCACTATCTACTCTATACTCCTTTATGTCAAAAAACCGTAAAGAAGCCGAGGCTCTAGGTTCCGCCATTGAACAATCAGATGAAGCTGTAAAAACTGCCACCGGTACTTTTGAGAAGTTCAACAACGTACTTTCTTCAGAGTCAATAATGGCCAAAGCCAATGCAACAGTTGGCCTAGTAGATGCTATGGATAAGTTAGTTAATAAGTTTGCGGATTTTGATAAAGCTTCCAACGGTGTAGATATGGTATGGGAAAGCTTAAAAAGCCTGGTAGGTCTATCAAAACAAGATGATGTAGCCAAAGGATTAGCCTCTAGCATAACCAAGTTGTTAGAAACCATAGAAGATCCGGCATTAAAAAGCGAATTTGAGGGTAAGTTAAAGAATCTACTATCAATAGACGACTTAAACTTTTTTGCAATAGACGATGCACTAGATAGTATTGACCCTAAAAAGTTAAAACAATTAACAAAAGACGCCGAAGAATTAAAAGTAAAGAACCAAGCAGTAGCTAGTTCTGTTGCCCTAATACGTGATGGATTCAAAAATGTAACTACAGCATTTACAGCACTAGAAAATACATTAAAACCAAACGATGTAGTATCTAACTATGCTAGTGCAATTGCCAAGCAGTCAGATATCATGACTAAGGCATTTGAGAATCCAAAAGTTGCGGCAGCTACTTTTAATGATATAATAGCAGACACAAGTAAGCTCCAAGCCTTTTCGCCAGAGTCGGCCGCTCAAATTTTAGCTGTTGCTGAGGATTTCAAAAGATTAACAAAAGCAATACAAGACGCAGAGCTTCAACTTAAATCCTTGAGTGGTGCAAGTTATTGGGAAGATATTGATACTCAAGCATATGATTCACTGCAACGAGATGCTATTTTTGTAAAGCTACAAGCAGATAAAAAGAGTTTAGCTGAACTTGGTAATGTTTTAAAGAAAGCTACAGCTGATTCCATGGAGTACGCTTTTAAAATAGCTTTAGCAAAAGTAAAAACAGCATCCGCACAAGCCGGTATAGATCAGCAAAAAGGTTTAGTTTCAGCACTACCCAAGTCACAGGCAACTATTGAAGCACAGATGACTTTGGAAAATAAGTCAATTGATATTCGCAAGCAAGAAATTCAATCAATCTATACGCTTACTAACCAATTAAAAATATCAACTGCTTCTCAGAAAGTAATGGATCTAGAGAAAAAACTACAAAATGCTACGCCAGAAAAGCAAGCAGAAATAAGCAAAGAACTTGGATTAGCCCAAGCTGAAGAGCAAATCTACAGGGGTACACTTGCAAAAGAAAACGTTCCAGCAGAGTTAAAAGGTGCTTATTTTGAACAGCAGCAGCTAAGATCAGGTATGCAGTCTCAACTAGCCGTACTAGATATAAATAAGATAAGCAACGAGCAAAAAAGAGCACTTGATAAAAAGTTAGCACTATTTGAGCAAGACAATAGAAATGATGCTGATTACATAAAAGAGAAAGAAGTACAAAGAGATGCCCAACTAGCTCAAGAAGGCTTAACCTTAGAAGATAGAGACACTATAAACAAGCAATTCAGATTAGTTACTGAAGCAGAGAGAAAACGTCAAGCTACTATAGCAGAACGACAAACTGTGTCACAAGCAAAAGGTGTTATAGACATAGTAACTAAGCCAGCAGTTAACGGTATTAGTGGAGCTGCTGCTCAGGCAGGTCAAGAGGCACTAACAGCAGCAAGAACTGATTTACCTACCTATGAAAAGCAAACAAAGGACGCTGAGGCTCGCTTCGCTATACTAGAAGCAACTACAGATACTCAAGCTAAGTCAGCCTTATTAGTCGAAACTACTGCCAGAGACTATGATAGAATATCTCAAATTCTTTCTGATAATAACGCAGCAAGTACACTAGAGTACGATACCAGAGTACAAAGCCTGGACATAGATCAAAAGTCCTTGGATACAAAACTAGCTCAAAAAACAATTAGTCAGCAGCAGTACGAAGATCAGACTAATCTCAATGAGTTAAAAAGAGTGGAGCTGAATACTGCACAGCAGTTAAATCAGGCTTTATCAGATTATATTAATAAAACTGTTGCTTTAAATAAAGAAATAGCTGCCGGAAATGTAACACCTCAACGTAGTGCTCAAATTGAAACCGACAAAGCAAATGCACTGAAGTTTTATACTGACTCTACACAGAGAATCAGAGAACAAGGCACCGCAGACAAAGAACGATTAAATATACTCGGTGAACTAAGTGTTCGCCAAAAAGCTTATGCAGATATATTTGAAAATTCCATGAAAGGCATGGAAGATGCCATTGTAGAATTTACTAAAACTGGTAAACTCAGTTTTGAGTCAATGATTTCTAGCTTTATAGAAGGATTACTGCGCTACGAAATTCAGCAAGCACAAATGTCCTTTATTAGAGGTTCTGGTGGTTTTGGTGGTATACTTAATGCAGGCTTCAACTACTTTGCTACTATGGGCGATACAAATGCTGCGGGTAACGCGATGTTTGATGCTGGACTTAATATGATGGCTCCTAGCGCCAAAGGTAATGCCTTTGACTATGGTATTGAGGCATTTGCCAAAGGTGGTGCATTTACCAATAGTATTGTTAATTCACCAACCTTATTTAAGTTTGCAAAAGGCACAGGGCTAATGGGCGAAGCCGGCCCAGAAGCCATTATGCCACTTACACGTGACGGTAGTGGAAATCTGGGCGTTCGCGCACAGGGTGGTGGAAGCAATGTAGAAGTAGTTATTAATAACTATAGTACTGAAAAAGCAGAAACCAAAGAAACTGTGGACAGCAAGGGCAATCGTAAGATTGAGGTTATGGTAGGTGACATGGTAGCAGACCAATTAAGCAAGCCTGGTTCAAGTACCCAGCAAGCACTAACTAATGGATTTGGACAACGTCCTTCCATTGTAAGGAGATAATAAATGGCAGTATTACTATGGCCTAGCACTTTACCACAGTCTCCTCAAAAAGGGTTTCAGGAGACTGTGGGTGTTAATATAATTCGCAGTCAAACTGATGCCGGCCCTGCAAAACAGCGCAGACGTGGTTCAAAGCCAACAGAATTGTCACTGTCATTTATAATGACAACAGCTCAAACTCAAATACTGGAAGAATTTGTAAAAGACTACGTCTATGGTACAAATAGATTCCGTTTTCCACACCCCAGATTACTAAACACTATAATAGATGTTCGTATTATACCAGCTAATTCTGGCGAATTTTATACACTACAATATATTGCACCAGGATACTGGTCAACTAGCTTAAAACTTGAAGTAATGCCATGAGTAGATTAAATAGACTATCTTCTAATGCTATAAAAGCAATGTATGGTTCGGAAACAAATGAAGCATTATTAATGCTTTTAACCATATATGATCCTGAAAATCCAAGTACTGTAGTAGGTAGACTTGCTAACGGCTTTACAGGCAGGTTAGCAAGTTTAACTACGGACCAGGAGATTATTTATGGTGTAACAAGTAGGTCTAATAGTTACTACTTTTTACCTATGGAAATAACCTTGCCAACAGAGCAAGAAATAGGTATGGGGCAGTTTAATATTGTATTACAATATGCTGCTCCAGACTTAATAGCATTAATACGACAAAACATAACAAAGCCCACAAAAATACTGCTAGAGCTAGTACTATCTAGTACTCCAGACTATGTAGAGGCAACTTTCTCCGATTTCTCTATAACCAGTGTAACGTATAACGCACAGCAAATCAACCTTAGTTTAGAGATGGTTAATCTAAGTCGTGAGCCTTTTCCGTGCTATAATTTTACACCTGGCTATTTCCCAGGATTATTTTAATGAAATATGATAAATATATAGGATTACCATACAAAGATAATGGTAGAGATATTGACGGCATAGATTGCTGGGGACTAGTTCGCCTTTATTATAAAGAAGAACTAGGTATTGATCTACCTAGCTATACTACAGAGTATTACGGTCGCAGCGACCCTGATATTTCTAGCTTGGTTAATCTTTACAAAGATAACTGGGAAAAAACCACTGAGTATGCTCCCGGAGACGTAATAGTATTTAATATGCTAGGCGAGCCTTCGCACGTTGGCGTTTATATAGATAACAATAAGTTTATACACTGCAGAAGTGGTGCAAACAGTGTAGTAGAGTCACTTACTTCAAGCAAGTGGACTAAGCGAATAGAAGGAGTATACAAGTACAGTACTAAAAATCAAGTACAACTTGTAGGTGCTCCACACCCACTAAAATCAAGCATTGTATTTGAATCTTCTGCGGCAGGTAAAACTGTTCAAGAAGTAGCTGATTTTATCACACAAAAATATGCTATTAATAGTACACAGTACACAGAAAAACTAGTTATTTTAGTAGACGGTGTGCCAGTACAAAAGGATTTATGGGCTACTACTGTTTTAAAAGCAGGAGAAGTAGTTACTTACAAAGCAGTTGCCGGCGAACAAGTTTTAAAAATGGTAATTGTTTTTGTAGCCGTAGTCTACTTAGGACCAATGGTAGGCAAATTCCTTGCAGGCGGAGCAGCTGCAGCAGGTAGTTTTGCAGCAGCAGCTGGTAAGTTTGCGGTAGCTATTGCGGCTTCTGCACTTGTAAACGCTATTTTTCCAGTTAGACAACCTACCGTAAATGATCCTGGTAACTCTAATCCACTAAATGTATTTACTGGTACTAGCAATCAAGAAAATAGATTCGGAGCGATACCTGTAGTACTTGGTAAAGTTAGAATGTCTGGTTTGTTAGGTGCTACACCATACATAGAAACATTAAGCGATACAACTTTATTAAACTTATTAATTGTATGGGGTTTTGGCCCACTAGCAATTAATGATATTTGTATTGGTGCCAATCAACTAGAAAATTACTATACTGGACTAGCACTAGAAACTCCTAGACCAGTTACACTATACGGTACTACAGATCAGGACGAAACAAGTTTTAATGCACTATATGGTTCCGACGTAGAGCAGGCCCCAGCAAAGCAAGTAGAGCTAGTAAATTTAGAGGCCGACAACCCTTGGCAGTATATTTACTTTAATCAAGAGTCTACCCGAGTAGCTGTTTCTTTTACTGCTCCTGAAGGTATGCGTGCCGTTAATACTAAAAATGGTGATGTGTCAGAAACCACAGCTAAAGTATCTGTGGAATTAGGTGTGTATAATCCCGCCACTGCACAATGGATCTTTAGTCCTCAAACTCCTTATTCGCTGGGTGCGTATAACTCGAACCAATTAGACCCTGCAGCATTTACTACTACTTTACCAGCACCTGGAGGTAATACCACTGACGTTCCTATGGGCGATACTACTGTAGCTAACTACGTTCCATACCATCAATTTTTTACTTTTGCTATAGCACCTACCGGTGGCGTACAAATATTTGATGGCATTGTTTATTCAAACCCTAACGGGGTTCTAACCTCATCAGAAATAGCTGCTGCGGAAAAAAGTAACTATGGTTGGATGCTAGAGGACATAAGTGCTAAATTTTCTACTATACCTGTAATTCCACAAGATTTTTTACCAATACATACAGTATTATTAAAAGGCAGCGGAGAGGTAGAAAGTACAATTAGTTATTTAAGTCAGTATTCTATGCACGAAGGCCTGGGATTAACTGTCACTCAGTTAACTGAAGCTTATCAGGGCGAGTTTAATACAACGGTATATAGCCCTAGTGGTTATGTAAAATTTGACGTACAAGCAGGGTACATAATTAAAAATGCTGCATCTAATGTAGTAACTGAAGATAGTGGTCTTGAAACTGAGACTATATTTACTTCTCGACAGTTTATAGGTAAGACAAATGCTGAGGGTTATAGTGGTTGGACTAGCTTACTAAATAACTACGGCATTGCTTCAAATGACGGTAACAAGAGCGGTACAAGTTTAGACTATTCACAAACAGTGTACTTTCCGTACTCTGGGCAGTACTTGTTTGAAACAAGCGCTGATGATAGTGGAGAAGTAATAGTAGATGGTATAACTATTATAAAAGCACTTAGTTGGAGAGAAGTACAAAGTACCTTACACTATTTAGAAAAGGGAAATCACACTGTTAGATTAAAAGCAGATAATTCAGGGGGCGGATTAATAGGTGGTTCACTTGTTGTTAAGTATACTCGTGGCGGTATTAACACAGTTGCAAAAACTTATACAGAAATTGTTTTTGGTGCTCCTGGACTGTTTCATAAACGCAAAGATGCGGGTGGATACACACAATATTTCGAGCAATTACCTAAAGCTAGGTATGCAATAAGGTGTAAGAGAACTAATAGTAGTATAGAAGAACAAGGAGACTTGCGCTATTTAAATAAGATTGTGCTATTTACTGCAGCCTGTTTCGATAATACTAGACCTGCGGTAAATCCTCCAGGCTGTTGGTTAGCAAAAACTGCTATCAAAGTACAAAGTACTAACAAGATCAATGGCAGCATTGAAGGTGTAAATGCACTAGTACAATCAATTTGTTTAGACTGGGATAAGGCTACGCAGACATGGATTAATAGACCTACTAGCAATCCTGCTAGTTTATTTATGCATGTACTAATGCATCCTGCAAATGCATACGCTATCAAAAACACAGAGTGGCGAGATAAAATTGACTTAGCTACGTTACAAGACTGGCACGAGTTTTGTGATACTGGTAACTCAAGCGGTGGTAAGTTAGAGTACAATAATACTCTTACTAATAACATGAGTATTATTGATGTATTACGTGATATATGTGCTGCAGGGCTAGCAAGTCCATTATTTATTGACGGCAAATGGTCCGTTGTAGTAGATAAGCCAAGACCGTATACTACTCAGTACTTTACACCATACAATAGTTGGGATTTCGAGTCTACAAAAACATTGTTAAGACTTCCACATGCGTTTAGAATAAACTTACTAGACGAGCAACAGGCGTATCAAACCAATGAACTTATTGTTTATAATTACGGATATAACAAAGATGGTACTAGTGGTAAAGAAGCCGCTACATTATTTGAAAGCCTGACACTACCAGGAGTAACTAATAAAGATCAAGCAAAGTTCTTAGCTAGATGGCACCATGCTCAGATAAAACTACGACCAGAAACTTACTCTATTAATACTGACTTTGAATACTTGGTATGTAATCGCGGTGACGTTGTAAAGGTAAGCCACGATGTGCCTCTATGGGGCGTGGGCAGTGGCAGAATTAAAGCTGTTACAGTAGGCAGTACCGCACTTCAGTTAACCGAGCCAATGAAGTTAACTGCCGGTAAAACTTATAGCATACTAATTAGAACAAACGATAAAACTAAGCCAGATGGAATTACAAAAACATTAGCTCCAATTACTATTACTGATTTCTATACTACAATACAGTTATCCGATGCTTCAATAATTCAATTATCTGATGGTATAGAGCCTGATAATTTATTTATGTTGGGCGAGTTAGATCGAGTAACTCAAGAATTAGTGGTTCTAAGCATAGAGCCTACAAGTAGTACTGGAGCTAAGTTAACTCTTGTTGACTATTCCCCAGAAATATACACTGCTGATTTAGACCAATTATTAACATTTGACGCAAATATTACATTAGATAATACTGATATTGTTAAAAATACCATAACACAAGCACCTATTATCAATCAAGTAAGTAGCGAAAGTGCCTTAAGTGAAGCAATCTCTGGTGGAACTTATCAAAACGTAGTGATTGTTAGTTTCTCTAGCCCTATGGGATTAAGTCAAAATGCTGAGCAAATTGAATCGCAGATTATTCGTGCAGATTCGGATTTTGATTCTAGTAGTTTAAGTGAAATATACACAGTTGATAAATCTATTAGCAGTTTAGTAGTTAATGGACTAACTACAGACAGCACATACAAAATGCGTTCTAGGTATAGCAGTAAGTCTGGATTAATAGTCGGTCCTTGGAGCGAGATATTTTGGTTTTTAAATTCTGGTAAAACTGTTAATGGGTCTTTAGCGCCAACATTGGAAGTAGATTTAGAAGGTACTTTTATTGTTGCAAAGCCAGCTGTAACAACACAAATGCCTGATTTTTTAACTTACGAGTACAGATTACGCAAAGATACTGGTACAGAAGATTTCTGGGAATTAGATATCAGTGATCCGCAGTATGGTATTAAAATTGTTAAAAGCACCGGAGATGCTAGATTTGACCTTCGTGAACAACCAAGGCCAAGACTTTCCGCAGCTGGAGTTACCTACAGAATAGCTTGCAGGGCACTAGATCGTCAAGGAAATTACAGTACTGTAAGTACTCTAGGAACAATAGTTGTTAAAACTATTACATAAAGGATAAAAATGGCGGCATATTTATACCCCGGCGTAAAATCGCTACATTTGGTACTAGATAAACCATATGACACTGTTAGGACTACAGACATCAGGGACGACTTACAATCGGTAAGAGTATGGTATTCTACAACAACTGGATTTGATCCAAATAATGGACAGGGCACATTGGTGCCTTCTGGTAATAGTTTATCAGTAATCATTACAAACTTAGTACCCAACACAAGGTACTATGTAAAGTATGCTTTTATTAGTGCTATTGATTCCGATGAAGTAGATCCAGCAGGCCCTACGGGGCCAGAATCTTATACTGTTTCTAGTGAACTAACTCAAGTAGTGTATGACGAAAATGTTACTGTGTATGGTTATCTAACCAATGACCCTACCGGCATTGCAACTGCTGCAGACGGAACTGGTGGAAACTTCAGTCTTGCTACTGGTACCTTTAAGGTATATGATGTAAGCCAAGACGTTACAGGTGCAGGACCTGTTTATAGCATTAAAGCAAATAGTAATAGTTTTCTTACTGGGGCAACTATAGATGCCAATAGTGGTGTTTATAGTTGTACAGGAATGACTGCAAATAGCGGTAGTATTACGTTTCTGGCAACATATAAAACTGTTGTAGTAGAGCAAGTATGGAATGTTTATAAGGGTATAGCTGGAGCTAATGCACCGCTAATTCAGTTGTCAGCAACTAACAGCGATTTTGTGTTTAAAGACCAGTTTGCAACAACTTCCTTAACCACTAACACAGTGTTAACTGCAGCTCTTAAAAATATTACGGGTACGGTTGTTTTTACAGCCAAAGCATATACTCGTGCAGGGGTACTAGTAACCACCCCAGGTAACCTTACAGGTGCAGTGGCTTTTACAACATCCGGTAATACTATTACTATAACCGGAGCTCAGTTTGCTGCTCTGGGAGTAACGGTTGGTACAGTAATTGTAACAGCTACTATTGGTACAGTAAGTGATAGCTTTACACTATATCGTATTAATGATGGTACTGAGCAGATAACTGTTGAGTTATCAAATAGTTCTCACCTAATACCTGCTGCAGAAAACGGTGATACAGTAGCAGCTAACTATATTGGTAGCGGCACCACAGTTCGTGTAAAACAAGGCAACACTTATCTACCAGTGGACCAAACTTCACCGTATGATAGCGTAGGTACTTGGAATATATTTGATATCACCAGTGTTGGTATTACCTGCGATCCTACACCTACGGTTGCCAGTAACTATATAGATTTTGACACTCATGCAGCCATGACTGCGGACAGTGCATATATTGATTATACAATATATTATAGAACTACCACAGGTCAAACAGGTAGTCAAGTAGTTCGTCAGAGTTTTGCTAAATCCAAAGCCGGTATAACTGGTTCTAGTGCACCATTAGTAACACTAACTTCTACTGGTCAAGTATTTATAAAACAAAAAAATACAGGAACGGTAACGCCAAGTTCAGTTACACTTACTGCTACTGCTTCTAATTTTGGTGCCAGCCCTACGTACGTTTGGAAGTCAAGTACTGATGGAGGTGCTACACTAACAGTTATTGAAGGTGCTACTGGTAACACGCTTACACGTAGCAGCTTTGCCGCAGGCACTGTGTTAATACGGGTAGATGTAACAGGCGATGGTGAAACAGGGTATGACCTACTTACTCTATATTCAGTGAAAGAGGGCGACGACACTATAGTAGCAGGTTTAGAAAACGAGAATCAAACTGTAAGCTGCGATAGTACAGGAACACCTATAGCAGGGCAGTTACCACTATCAAGTAAGTTAGTAGTTTTACGTGGAAGCGCTGTGCTTACTAATAGTGACGGCGTTACTTGGGAAAAAGCATCCGAAACTGGTATGACCAGTACTATAAACGCTACTACTGGAGTTATTGCTATTAGCGCTATAAGTGCAGTTAGTGCTAGCGCAACATATAATGCAAAACTCGGTACTCTTACACTAAGCAAAATACTTACACTAAATAAATCTAATAGCGGTGCACCTGGAGCTAACGCTCCATTAATTCAGCTATCTGTAACTAACAGTGATTTTGTATTTAAGGATGAGTTTGCAACAACACCAGTAACAGCTAACACAGTAATAACAGCAGCGCTTAAAAATATTACAGGTACACCTACTTTTACAGCTACAGCGTATACTCGTGCAGGCGCGCTAGTAACTAGTGCAGGTAATACTACAGGTGCTGTAGCTTTTACACAAGCAACCAATACCATTACAATAACCGGAGCTCAGTTTGCTGCTCTGGGAGTAACGGTTGGTACAGTAATTGTAACAGCTACTATTGGTACTGTAACCGATAGCTTTACACTATATCGTATTAATGATGGTACTGAGCAGATAACTGTTGAGTTATCAAATAGTTCTCACCTAATACCCGCTACAGAAAGTGGTAGCACAGTATCAGCTAACTATATTGGTAGTGGTACTACTATACGTGTAAAGCAAGGTAATACACTTTTAACAGTAGATGCAACTTCTCCATACGCTAATGGTACTTGGTATGTTTCTAGTACATCTGCCAGTGGTATTACTGCAGATACTTCACCTACATTATCTGCTAGTACAATAGACTATGACACACATTCAGCAATGACTGCTGATAATGCGTATATAGACTATACCATAACCTATATAACTACAACCGGTCAAGCAGGTACGCAAACAGTACGCCAAAGCTTCGCTAAATCTAAAGCAGGTATTGCTGCTCCACTAATTCAGCTATCTGCAACTAACAGTGATTTTGTATTTAAGGATCAATTTGCAACAACACCAGTAACAGCTAACACAGTAATAACTGCTGCTCTTAAAAATATTACTGGTACACCTACTTTTACAGCTACAGCATATACTCGCACTGGGGTTTTAGTAACTAGTGCTGGTAATACTACAGGTGCTGTAACTTTTACACAAGCAACCAATACCATTACAATAACCGGAGCTCAGTTTGCTGCTCTGGGAGTAACGGTTGGAACAGTAATTGTAACAGCTACTATTGGTACTGTAACCGATAGCTTTACACTATATCGTATTAATGATGGTACTGAGCAGATAACTGTTGAGTTATCAAACAGTGCTCATGTTATACCTGCTGCAAACGATGGCACTGTTGCAACTTCGGGATATACAGGTAGTGGTACTACTATACGTGTAAAGCAAGGTAATACACTTTTAACAGTAGACGCAGCTTCTCCATATGCTAATGGTACTTGGTATGTTTCTAGTACATCTGCTAGTGGTATTACTGCAGATACTTCACCTACATTATCTGCTAGTACAATAGACTATGACACACATTCAGCAATGACTGCAGATATTGCATATATAGACTATACCATAAGCTATGTAACTACAACCGGTCAGACCGGTACTCAAATAGTACGCCAAAGCTTCGCTAAATCCAAAGCTGGTGCCACAGGCGCTAGCACAACAGGGGGTACAGGAGCAAAAGGTATATCTACTCGTGTAGCATATAAGCTTGTAGCACAAAATCTAGGAGCTCCAGCTTACTCTACAACTACTACTGGAAATACTTCTGTACCAACAAGTGGTGCTTCTGTTTGGACTGATACAGCACCTACAGCAACAATAGGTAATGTAGTATGGTATAGTTATGGACGATATAATGAAGATGACGCTAGTGCGCCTGAAGGTATTGCACTTAATACTACTAAATGGAGTGCACCAATTGCTGCTAGTATATTTCAAGATATACGTAGTGATAATTGGCAGTATATTAACCAGTCTCAAACAGTTAGTACCGGAGTACCAGACTTACAGTCTTTCTTAAATATATATAGTAACTCTACTGGTGCAGTACAAGCAGGCTACTATATTAAAAAAGATACTGGTGATTTTTACGGTACTAATGTCTATATGCAAGGCCAAGTTGTTGCTAAAGGCCAGACTAATACTGTAACAGTAAATTGGACTAATGATAAAGGTATAGCCTTGCTAGAGCAAACCTACAAGGCAAGATCTGCATTACTAGGTTATGCTCAAGGCGGTGTTAGTGCACTAAACCCGGCTCTTTACCCTATTCCTGCAAACGATCCTGAAAAAAATGTACTACGAGTAGGCCTAGCTGGATATGCTCCAGACTTAACTCTGTATAGTGCGTGGAACGTTGGTGTATTTGCTGTCGCAGAAGGAGCAGGTAATAATGATCCTCAAGCGGATCCTTCTACTTGGCAGTATCCAGGTAATAGAAAAGGTATAGGTTTAATTGCCGTTGGTGATGCAGTTTGTTTATATGCAAGTGCACCTGTTGCTAGTTGTACTGCGGTAGTTGCAAAAAGTTATGGAGGAATTAGTCAGGCCGGTACTTTTGAGGGCAATGTAACAATTACTCGCAAGCTTAATGTTAATGCTGGTATTGATGTTATTGGTGACATTGTTACTACTGGCGCCATTTCAGCAACAGGAAATATTATAGCATATAACTCTAGTGACCGTAGACTAAAGCAAAATATTTTGCGAATAACAAAACCTTTACAAAAGCTAAGAGCACTAGGTGGTTACAACTATGATTGGACACCAGATTACTTAAGTAAGTATCAAAAGGAAGTTAAACTGGGGTTAATAAAGGCACATGATGTAGGTGTTATAGCACAAGAAGTGTTAGAACAATTACCAGAAGCAGTACATACTAGACAAGATGGTACACTAGCAGTTAGCTATGAAAAGTTAATTCCATTACTAATAGAAGCAATACTTGAACTTGACAGGAAAACCAGATGACTACACCTACCGGAACAATATCAATGACAGATATACAAACCGAATTTGGTGGTAGCAGTCCGATTGCTTTGGATGAATACTACGCCGGCGGGTCTTATGTGCCCGCCGGGCTTAGTGGAGTTCCAAGTTCTGGTACTATTAGCATGAATAACTTGCGTGGAAAAACAAAAACCACACCACTAACTTCTGTTGTTACACCTGGTACTACTGCAGAAGGTAATAATTTTACAGTAACTGTATCTGCTAGTACCACAGTATATCCAACAATATACTGGAAGCTAACAGATTACTCTAACCTACAAGATGCTGATTTTGATGCTGTGTCCGGTTCTGTGAGCTATAATTCTACCAGCGAGTCTTACCCAAGTTTTACTTTTGGACCTGTAACAGACGCTGCTATAGAAGGCAGCGGTACTTTTAATGTAACTTTTTATAGTGATTCTTTAAGAACTGTGTCTGTTGGTCAAAGCTCTACACTTACAGTAACTGATACTTATACGGCAGCATTAACATTAGGTAGTACCACTATTTATAGGTATGCTAATAAAGATACTAGTTACAGAACTAGTGTAGCTACTTTAACCACAGCTGGTCTAGTTGGTTCAACAGTATATTATGAAGTATATGGAGATGCAGCACTAACATCCGCAGATATAGAACTGCCTGCTAGTTTAACAGGTACGTTAACAGTACCTGCAAACGGGATTGTTACTGTAACAGTAAGAAGTAAAGACTGGAACGGTACTAAAGACATAACTGCAGATAAAAATGTCTATGTTAGATATAGACTAACTAACAGCAGCGGAAGTATATTGGGCACAAGTACTGCTATAACACTACTAGCAATGCCGGACGTTACTATTAGTTTTAGTCCTACTACAATTCGAGAAGGGCAGTCTTCTACAATTACATGCTCTACAACTAATATACCTTATGGTAGTGCTGCAAGCTTCTTTTGGCGTCAATCTACAATTTTAGGTAACGCTGTTGCTGCAGACTGGTTAATTACTGACGGTACAACTGCTACTTTAACAGGCGAACTAATATTGACTGCGGACGTAGTAGATTTCATAGTGTATGCTGCACTAGATACTATCGCAGAGGGGCAGGAAAGCATATTCTTGTTTTGGTATATAAATGACCCTAATACAGGTACTCCAATTCGGCTTCTTGACAGTATACTTATTCAAAGCCCTGCACAAATAATTAGCGCAACCGGTAGCTATGCTTCAGTACAAATAACCGGTATCAGCAGTTATCCGGTTGACAGAACTTTTACAGTTATTACCCAAGCAGATTATTCACAACAAGCGCCCTATACAGTAACAGTAGGCGCAGGTCAGACTAGCAGTGCTGCTATTGAACCATTTGAGTATTTGGCTACTGAAGGTACAGTTGGTATTTATGATATGCAGTATATTATAAGTAACTCTGCTTACGAAACATATACCATTGTTAAAAATGGAGAAGCTTTTGTATTTCCTGTATACGGAGCAACATTCTCGATTGAAGGAACCAATGCAACTGGTCAAGCCAGAACCGTAGTAGTCAGAATAACAAGAATAGCTTCGGTAGGGTATCTTAGAGATTTTACAGTATACTATAAATTTAAAGAAGCTGGTGGAGCCGCGTGGGGCCCTTGGACAGCCCTAGCAACCACAATAAACGTACTCGCCGACTCTAAGAGCAGCTTTGCTACTACAGTATTTAATACCACCAGTGCCAACGCTCAATATGACATTCAATTTAAGCTAGAGCGCAGTGGTCACGAAACTAAAACCAGCCAAGAATTTAATAATATATGGCTATAACAATAAGGTAACACATGGCAAATTATAAAGAACAAACAGGTTCAGGAACTAGCTGGACACGAGCAAAACAAGTAATTATAAACAATGAATATGCTGGAAATAAGAACATAACGTTTTTTGAAGAAAATATAGCACAACTTGGTGATAAAATATTTAAAACCGAATCTGGTATCTTAAGTACTAGGTTCGACCCAGAATACTTAATTAGTCTACGTAATCCTGAAACAGGTGAAAAAACTGGAAATGTAATTCTACAGTCCCTTGTGTACCAGGCCCTGTATTCACTATACCTTGATTTAGCAGAAGCCAGAGACTTACGTCAAAGTCAGTCACAACAAAATACTACTCCAGCTAGCATAGCTTCAAATATTACTTTGTGATAAAAATAAAACTTTACCCTGTCCATGCAAATGGGCAGGGTATTTTTTTGCATTGACAAGATGGACCCTATATGCTATAATAGTACAAAATCTTTTAAGGTATGATAGTTTTTACTTGACAAACTTAAAACCGCTTAAAGCTTACTACCACCCTAAACCGTAGCAAGCGCAACATATTAGTAACTTTAACAGGCAGGAACACAAGCATGCTAAGTAATATAACAGATCAATTAGTAGAAGGTGCCGGCTTAATAGCCCTGGCAGTTATAGCCGTTTTTGTTGGAGCTCAAAAAATCATAAAAGACTGGCGTGGTACAAGTGCAGAAACAAGTGTAATAACACTTATGCACAATGAACTCGACAGAATGAGCACGCAGAATACTGCACTAAGCACAGAGCTTGGAAGACTTCATACTGAAATTATTGCGTTAAGTACGCAACTACAGAACCTAACACTTGAAAATCAGCGTCTGCAAGTAGAAGTAATAGCGCTAACTGCTGAAATAAGTGAACTAAAAACCATTACACAAAAGGAAAAGTATGGCAAGATCAAGACTAACTAATACAACACTAGATCTTATTGCCGATGGTGGAGCTGTGTTGTGGAGTTTTGTAAAAGGTGAGCAACTAGAATTCCCAATAGTACTTAACTTCGTTGAAGACGCGTCAATAAAAACCCCCTCAAATCTGAACTATGTGTACGAAGCGGTAGTTGTTGAAGCAGCTAACGTCAGCGGTCAAACCGAAATACCTGTGGATGTACGAGTCGGCGGCGTACAAGATAAACTGGTTATTAGAATTCCCCGATTAATAGGTACGTGGGGAGCTGGATCAGCGTACAACAAGGAAGAAGTAGTGCTACACGTAGGCAAATACTATAAACTTACAAAAGGCGCTGGTATTACCACCGGGGCACCAACTGTAGACCCACTGTGGGTTGAAACTACACTAAACACTATTTATCTGCGATTTCCGTCCACTATGGCAGCCACTTGGAGCGTTCAGCCAAAAGTAGACTCTCCGGTATACGGATTTTTTGAGCTGCGAGTAACGGAACCAACAGATTCTATGAATTTTCCGCGTACATTTAAGCCAGTGCGTGGTATGGTTGAAATATTATTTAGTCCAACTGATGTAACTGTAGACGTAAACCAAACTGTAACATGAGGTAGTTATGTCTGATAAAATAGTACAAACTACAGCACAAATAGTTAGTGCTACTACACCAACATACACTCCAAAAGTAACAGATGTAACTACCACGAATATAACTACTAATGTAAGCAGCCAAACCGTGGTAAATACATCCGTATATACCACAAAAGTAACTGATGTAACTAGTACAACTTTAAGTACGGCTGTAAATAGCAGCACTACAATAAATACGGCAGTAGATGCTGTAAAAGTATTTGGTACAGTGGTAAATATGGGTGAGGAAAACGTTCCTAGCCCAGGTTTATTTAAAAGATTGGAAGAATACTATGCTGCAACTGATAAGGTAACCCTACGATCTGGTAAGGGCTTACGAGAAACACTAAGTAGTTCTGAACGATTCTCAAAACGTGTAAGTAAATCACTACTAGAACAAAAAATAGCAAGTGACGCGTACAGAGTTATTAAACTTACTAAGGCTGTAACGGATCTAGCAGATGCATCTGATATCAAACAAGTATCTTTAGGTAAAGTACTTGCAGAAGCAAAAACTGCACAAGATCAAGACATATTAAATATTGGCAAGAAATTGCTGGAAGCAAGTGTTGTAGCAGACCAAAAAACCCTGCGTTTTGGTAAGGCGGTCTCAGAAACAACTGACGCTAGTGACTTATTTACCAGAACTGCAGCATTTAACAGAGTGTTCTTAGATAGTGTAGACGCCACAGATGATTTCTTTGGCGTGGCTAATACAGACGATGACCAGATAGCCAGCGTAGGTAAACGCGTGGCTGACTATATCAATAACCTTGACTTACTTAATAAAACTTATACTAAAGCACTGCTAGAAGTAAGCACTATTGGTGATATATTTAGCAGAGTTGTTGTTTTTAATAGGGCTATAGCAGAATCACAAACTACCGCAGAACAAAAAAGCTGGGCCTTTACCAAGGCTGTAAGTGAAACACCGCAAGTTGTTTCTGATCAAAAAACGCTGCGAGTTGGTAAAGCGGTTACAGAAACAAAAACTGCAGTAGATCGAATAGCCGTACGTACTAGCAGGCGCTTATTTGAAGCTGCCGATGCTCAAGATCAAGAAGCCTGGACGTTTACTAAGGCTGTAACTGAAACGCCCAGAATTGTTTCTGATCAAAAAACGCTGGTGGTTAACAAGGCAGTTACAGAAACAGAAACTGCATCAGATCAAAAAGCTCTGAGTTTTACAAAACCCTTACTGGAAGCAAAAACTGTCGCAGATCAAGAAGCCTGGACGTTTACTAAGCCCCTAACCGAAACACCGCAAATTGTTTCTGATCAAAAAACGCTGCGGGTTAATAAAGCGGTTACAGAAACAAAAACTACAGCAGATCAAAAAACAATTAGTTTTGCCAAAAGTTTACTGGAAGCAAAGACTGCAGCAGATCAAGAATCTATGCTGTTTGGCAAGCCAATAACAGAGGCCGCTGATGCTAGTGACTTATTTACCAGAACTACGGCTTTTAACAGAGCGTTCTTGGATGGCGTAGATGCCACAGACGACTTCTTTGGTGTAGCCAACACAGACGATGATCAGATAGCCAGTGTAGGTAAACGTGTGGTTGACTACACCAGTAATACTGAAAGACGTACCCTATTAATAAATAAAGCCAGAACTGAGACTGTGTCTAGCCTAGACTTAATTTCGTTTTTTAAGTTTGGAAATCGATTTTTTCAAGAAACACTTGTTAATACTGACAGTGGTTTCGCTAATAACCAAAACTACACTGCTAGCACATATACAACTGCTGGGTACGTAGGAACTAACACCAATTTTTCTTAAAGGATATATCATGGTAAATGATTCAATTAAAGCCAAAGGTACCTTAACACTGGTACTAACGGATCAAAACGGTAACATCAAACAACAAGATGAGACCAACTTAGTAGTAACCGCTGGCTTAGCGTATATTGCTAGCCGTATGAAGGATGCCACTGCTACTGTAATGACACACATGGGTGTTGGTAGTGGTGGTGCTACAGCAGCAGCAACAGCTCAAACTGCGCTAACTACACCACTTGGTGCGCGAGTTGTGCTAGACTCAACTACAATTGTAACCACAACGTTAGCTGGCGACTCAATTCAGTATGTTGCCACTTTTGGTCCTAACGTACCAGCTGCAACTGCCGCTATTAGCGAAGCAGGTATTTTCAATGCTCTTACAAGCGGTACAATGCTATGCCGCACAGTGTTTCCAGTTATTAACAAAGAAGCACTAGATACGCTAGTAATTACTTGGAAAGTAACAATAGCTTAATTTTTAATAGTTTAAGGGATACTCATGGCAACCATAGTTACTCGCCAAACAGGGGATACATCCGTTGCACGTCCCCTTACTAATACAGAGCTAGACAATAACTTTATTAACTTAAACACAGATCTCACACAGTTAATGAGTTTTAGCAACTATCCAGCAAGCAAGCCAACGCTGCTGCTTGATTTTGCTAATACTAGACAACTTGATCCTCGCATTACTTTTACCCGCGCTAGTGTGGCAACTTACTATAACCAATTGGGCGTTATGCAAACAGCCGCATCTGGTGTGCCGCGATTTGATCACAACCCAGCTACAGACGAATCACTAGGATTGTTGATTGAAGAACAGCGAACAAACTTGCTGACTTACTCTGCACAGTTTGATAACGTAGCCTGGACAAAAAGTGCGGGTGTAACAGTCACAAGCAACACAACAGTTGCTCCAGATGGCACAGTATCAGCAGATACAGTTACTGCTGATAGTGGTCTTGGTATATACCAAACCGTAAACGCAACCGTCGCAACAAATTATTGTCACTCTGTGTTCATTAAGGCCGGAACAGCAACCTCGATTATGCTTCGTGATGATACCGGTGCTGGTCGTCATATAGTTGTTAATCCCACAACTGGTGCAATTACAGCAACAAGTGGAACTCTTCTTGGTTCTGGATCTCAAGCAGTTGGTAATGGCTGGTATAGGTACTGGTTTGCTTTTGCCGCAGATACAACCAGCGTTAGATTATTTGCACGCCCAGACAGCGCCGGAACAGCCCAGACTTTTATTATTTGGGGCGAACAAACAGAGGTAGGAACTGCAACTACCAGTGCAACTTTTCCTACTAGCTACATCCCCACAGTGGCTGCACAGGCTACTCGCGCCGCAGATGTTGCAATTATGACTGGAACAAACTTTTCAAGTTGGTATAACCAAGCTGAAGGGGCAATGTATGGTGAATTTACTCTCGCAGGTCTCCCATTAACTGGAACAAATAGTATTCTAAGAGTTGATGACGCAACTAGTTCAAACCTTATTACATTGAGATGTGGTATTGTTATTAACTCTGGTGCGGACTTCTATGTTACATCTGGTAACACAAATCATGTAGATACTGCTGAGTTTACAGTCACGCCAAACGTCTTTAGAAAATATGCTTATGCCTACAAGACAAATGATTTTGCTTACGTTGTACCAGATCAAACACCAATAACTGATATTGTAGGAGTTGTGCCTACGGTTACTCAGTTTACGTTTGCTGCAGGCGCTTTTAATGGTACGTTAAAAAAGATTGCCTACTACCCTGCTCGTGTTACAAACACTCAACTACAAGCCCTAACAAGTTAAGGATACCGAATGGACTATTACTTATCTTTCGCAGATGAATATCAAGCTAGGGTTGTGTTGTATAGAGAAAACGTGCCCAACTATAAGAATATCGACACCGTTGGCGCGGTATACAAAAACGAGCAGGCTGTTCCAGGTTGGCATGTTAATGTGCGATTGGTAGCTGGTGAAGATGCCGAAGCTTTAGAGCCATTTCAAATAACACCCGCAACGCCACAACGAGTTTGGGCATAAAGGAAAAAATATATGCCACAATTATTTGGAACACTACCCAACCAAGTTCCGCTAAATCAATACTTAGGCAAGCTTGCTTATCAAGATGGTGATTCACTAAATATTCCTGGTGACTTAAAAGTCGATGGTGCACTTACTGTTGGCACCACTACTAGCACAGCCCCTATTACGATTGGTCAGTCCACAGCGGCACAAACCCTAAACCTGGGCACTGGTCTAACTGCTAATGCCACAACCAAGACCATCAAATTGGGTACTGGTGGACAGACAGGCTCAACAACAAATATAACTATTGGTTCGGAGGTTAGCGGGGTAGCTTCAAATATATCCGCATATGGTACTTGGACTTATAGTGGTGTCACAAACTTTACAGCTGGTGGAAACCAGTTATTACTTAAAAATAGTGTCAATAATGACTCAACAGTAATTCATAGAAAAGATGGTACCGATTACTATATTCTTTTTAGTGCCGCTGGTACTAGCCCTAGTGGTACTTGGAACACACTTAGACCATTTGTAATAAATCAAACAACTGGTTTATTAAGTTCCCAAAATGGACAAAGTTTTAGTGGTGGCTTAACCACAAGTTCTCAGATAACATCTACAGTAGTAACCAATACTGCACCATTTGTAGTTGCATCAACTACACGTGTTGCTAACTTAAACGTTGCAACTGCAGGTAATGCAGACACCGTAACTAATGGTGTATATACTACCGGTGCACAAATTATTGCTGGTTCAAAAACTTTTACAGATACACTTATAACAAACGTAGGTGGAGCTGTAGCCTCTACAACAGCGTCTGCTGTATTTGCAAATGGTAATTACGCACTAAGAGTTTACCCAAGACTTGGTGCTGGTAGTTATAACTCGATTGTACAAACTGACGATACTGGCCTTATTTTCTCAACCGGAACACAAAACGCCGGTGCTTTAGTTATTGCACCTTGGTCAAGCGTGGCTGGCGGTGTTGGTCTAAGAATGACCAGTGATGGCAATACTACTATATCTGGAAATTTAACCAGTACAGGTATACTAAAAGCATCACAAATTCTGCAAGGTACTAATGTATATGTACGTGACTATGCATCTGGGTTTAGCACCACAGTTGTTGGTAGTACACTATATGAACTTGGGCGATTAACCTTTACTGGTGTTAGCCAAAACGTTGCAATTGTTGGCGAAATTCGTGGTGGCAGTGGTGCCTCAGTTGGTGTAAACCGTTTTATACTAAACATACGCACAGATACACCAGTTAGTTCAAAATCTTTTACATTTTTTGAAGAAGAAATCACAAATCTTGGCAGAGTAATCAATGTTCGTGTTTATCACGATACTGCTAGTGGTCTGGTAGTAATTGGATATACTACTAATGCATCACTTCAAAACATTGGTTGGTCACTGCGCGTTCAAGAACGTGGCGACTATAACTACCTGCAACAAACTGTAGCACTAACCGCACTAAATACAGCTGGTTTAACTGAAGTTACGACAACCTCAACTGTTCGTACAATATCTAGTACTCTTGAAGTACCTAATGGAATAACTGCCGACTTAACTGGCAATGCAACAAACGTTACAGGTGTAGTAGCCTTAGCTAACGGTGGTAGTGGGGCTGCAACAGCGCAACTAGGCATGAATGCTTTTGCAGGTGCTGTTACAAGTGGTAGCTACCTTCGCGGTAACGGTACAAATGTGGTAATGTCTGCAATTCAAGCAGCAGACATACCTAGTCTTGATGCCAACAAAATTACCAGCGGTACAATTGATGCTGCTAGACTGCCAAGTTACGTAGACGACGTCTTAGAATACGCTAACCTAGCGGCTTTTCCAGCCACAGGCGAAACCGGTAAAATTTATATTGACCTAGACACCAACAAAACTTATCGTTGGGGCGGTACTGTTTACGTGTCATTTAACAGCGGTGCTGTAGATAGTGTAGCTGGTAAAACCGGTATCGTTACGCTTACTAGCAGCGATGTAGGTTTAGGTAGCGTTGAAAATAAAAGTTCAGCAACTATTCGTGGCGAAATTACTAGCGCTAACGTTACTACTGCACTGGGTTTTACACCACTTAGCAATGCTACTAGTTATTTACCAATCGCCGGCGGAACACTAACTGGTAACTTAACAGTTCCAACGTTGTATAGTTCAGGCACAACTTACTACCTAGCAGCAGCTTCCGCGCTAACTGCACAAAGTACTACAGCTGGTTCTAGAATTAACGATCTTCGCTTTGCTACATTGTGGAAAGATATGCCTGCTAACTCAGGCCCAATTCTTACATATACCTTAACTTCAGGCGGTACTGATTACGTAGACGGATCTTACCCAAATATTGTGTTAAGTGGTGGACAGGGTGTATACGCTACCTTTGACTTTACTGTAGTAGGTGGGATAGTAACAGTTGCTACAATTACTGAGCGGGGTTCTGGATTCCAAGTTGGTAATACACTAACCATTACTGCACTAGGCGGAACTGGCTCTGGTGGTTTGATTACTGTTGATACAGTAAGAACCGTTGATATTTCACTATACGGTGCCTCCTCACGAATCCGACTTGGATCAAATGATACAAGTCTAGCTGCTGGTCAAGAGCTTGGTGGTATTTATTTTAATGCACGTGACGCAGCAGCAGGCGGTGCTGGTGATACCACGTATATACTAGGAGTTGCTGTTGGCACAACTGGTGGTGGAGAACTACAGTTTTGGACTGCGCCTAATGCCGGTGCTCCAAAATTAGCTGCAGTCATTGGCGGTACAAGTGACTTTAGAATTTATAATTCTGCAGGTACTTTTTATAATTCACTAGTTAGCGCAGCAACTGCAAACAGAATTATAACCATGCCTGATGCCGCAGGTACCATGGCTGTTATTGGAACAACTGATGTTGCTGGATTCTTTAACACAAGTGCTACAACTCCTACGGGTACTACGCGACTAAATTATTCTGGAAACTTTTACGTAACAAACCTGAACACTTTAGGCACTGGCGACACCGCAACCGCTGCAACGCACTACTTTGTTGAAACTGCTTCGGATGGATTCGTTAGACCCAAAACTTTAGCAAACGTCAAAACAGAGCTTGTTACAGCAGCAGCTGTTGCTACTGCTGTAACTTCCGCTGACATAAGGGTTGATAGTTTTGGAGTAGGAACGGCGGCCTCTGGCACCACAGGTGAAATTCGCGCTACAAGCAACATCACAGGCTACTATACTTCAGATCGTTCGCTAAAAGAAAATATTCGTAACATCACAGGTGCTCTTGATAAAGTTCTGGTTCTTAATGGTGTTATGTTTGACTGGAAGCAAAGTTACATTGAAGAACGTGGTGGTGAAGACGGTTACTTTGTTCGTAAAGCAGACACAGGTGTTATTGCTCAAGAAGTCGAATTAGTACTACCAGAAATTGTTGGTACTAGGGGCAGTGGCATTAAAGCAGTTGCTTACGAAAAACTGGTGCCGCTGCTGATTGAAGCCATCAAAGAACTGAAAGCCGAAGTCGATGCACTTCGTTTGCAGGTGAAGTAATGGCACTAATTTTATACAGCCAAACCAATCTTAGTTTTGGTTTAATTAACTCTTCGCTTTTAGGTGCAGCTAACGCTACGGAGCTTTCGCTTGACAGCACCACACTACGGTATTTAGCTGGTAAAAGAACTGCTTTGTCCCAGATTGCTTTGTCTGACTTCAGAGGCAAAAACGCATTTATTACACCAACGATTGGAAACACTAACTCAATCAATAACACTGTGCTGTTTTCAAGCAGAAGACCTGCGTTTGTTATTGGTACAGTTAATGCAGTTGTAAGTTCTTTTCATGAGGGTCTGGATACTGGTTACACAGACTACACTTATCTTGGCTCAAACGTCGTGATTGGAGCAACTCTTACTTCTAGTGATTTAAGAACCCCGGGTGCTACGTATTATCCTGAGTTTGAAAACGCGGTTAGTAATTTTGTTGTTCCTAGCGGCTGTTCAACAATTACCATTCAAGCTTGGGGCGGCGGCGGTGGTTCAGGAGGCTCGTGGACTTCTGGTAGTAGTCCGGGTAACGGAGGAGCTGGTGGGTATGCCACAACAACAATTACCGTAGGAACTGATGTTTTTGTAGGACAAGTACTTTGCTGTATGGCGGGGGCTGGTGGGGCTGGTGGGTCGGCTACTTGGTACACCGGAAATGCAGGCTGGGCCAGTGCAGTGTATGTTCTTGAAGGGTCTAGTTGGTATCCAGATTCAGCCTTAAACTGGAACAGCGCAAACTATAAAGACCTGTTCTCCGCAGCAAATTGTGTGTTAATTGCTGGTGGAGGTGGTGGAGGTGGTGGAATAAATTGGAGCGTCGGCAGTTCCGGTAGTGGAGGTAGTGGCGGTTCTGCTGATTCTGGGTCTGCTGGGTTTTACTCTGGCTCTGGTACAGGGGCTACTACAACTGCACACGGTAATGGGTTTGTTGCTAATAATCCCGGTTTTGTTAAGGGTGTTATCGGTGGCGGCTTACATCTTGATGCTACACGTACCGCAGGCACAGCGGTATTTTTTGAAGAAGCAGTTTTGGCTTGTTTGGGCCCATCTTCTATCAATACAGCAGCAAACGAGACGGATAGAGCTGCTGGCTTAACCTACCTTGGTTCAGGTCACGGCGGTGGCGGAGCTTTTTGCGGAGCCCCAAATCCACAGCATTTTGCTGACCAAGGAAGTACTGGAGGGTTTCAACGCGGTAGTGGCAGTGGATCAAATAAGGTTTATCGTGGCTCCGGGTCAACAGCATCTTCTGGAATTTCTAGCACCCCACCGAACCCACAAGGAACTGTTGGTTATGGAGGCGCTGGGAAAGGCCCCTTAAACCCCAATGTAGCCAATCGCTATGCCGGAGTAAGCGGTAAACCGGGCCAAATTTTAATTACATTTAATGCTTAATATAACATGACTGAAACAACCACACCTTTATTCGACACGCCAACTCCTGTAAACCACTGGGTCTACATTGACGGAGACAACTTGGTCGATGTTACCTACTCAAATTTTGTTTTAGACGGGGTAGCGTACTCCCAGGTTGATTTACAGCAGCCTGAAGCCGAGGTCAAAGCACTGGGCTTGTACAAGCTCATAAACTCACCTCCAAGCACTGGTGATTTTCAGCACGCTGTATTGAAACCAGACTTGCAGTGGGAACGCGACCACGAAGCAAAGAACATCACCATGACGTATGACGTATACGACCACCAGTGGCGGGATGTGCGCAACATCATTGTGTCCCGCGCCAAGAATGACTTGGAAACAATGGCCAGAGCACGTGGCTACGAAAGTATCCTTGAGACTGTTAGCTACACTTCTTCAAGCAACGAAACATATAGAACCGAAGCTTTGCATTGCCTTCAACTACGCGATCAAGTTTGGACAATCCTTGAAGACTACTTAGGTAGAGTAGATCTTGCACAAGAACCGCAACCAACTTCACATGCTCAAGTAATGGCCCTGCTCCCAACAATTGCTTGGCCCGCATAAAATTATACTAAATAACACAAGGTTGCCAAATGTTTTGGATTTTAGAAATTTTTCCAGATTGGTTTTGGGGGCTACTATTGCTAGCGGGATTTTCCGGCTATTTTCTATCACAACTAGTTCCACTAAAAACGTACCAGTTGCCTATTAAAATAGTCGGTGGTGTGGTAGTGCTTGCCGTAATTTTTATTATGGGACTCTTATACGCCGATGGTGTGTGGCAACAAGCCGCAAAAGACTTGCAGCATAAAGTTGAGGTTGCAGAAGCTAAATCGCAACAAGTAAACGAAACAATAAAAGAACGCGTGATTACCAAAACTCAAGTTATACGTCAACGTGGTGAAGCTACTACCGAGTACATTACTCGTGAAGTTGTAAAACATGATGCAACTTGTCAAATACCAGTTGAGTTTGTTACAGCACATAATAGTGCAGCAAAGGCACCAAAGTGAAAGTTATACTACTAGCACTATTTTTAACCGGCTGCGCCTCAGTTGTGCCAGTCACGCAGCACTGGCCAGAGGCCCCAGGCTTGCAAAGCACGCAGGCTTGTGGTGAGCTACAACAGTTACCCAGTAGCCCCACACTAAGCCAAGTAGCCGAGGTGGTTAACCAAAACTACACTCAATACTACCAGTGTGTGGTTAAATTAACTGCATGGCAGGAATGGTATCAGCAACAAAAAATTATCCATGAAGGGTTAAAGTGACCGAACTAACACTACAACAACTACAGCAGTTGCTGCCACGAAACTCACACGTCAAGCACTGGCATAGTGCGCTCGCAAAACTCCTGCCAGACTACGAAATCAATACCCCACAACGTATTGCAGCTTTTATAGCACAGTGTGCGCACGAGTCCGGCGGGTTTACGGCACTACGTGAAAACCTAAACTATCGTGCAGCCACGCTACGCAAAATATTTCCTAAATACTTTCCTAGTGACGAACTAGCGCAGCAGTATGCAGGCAAGCAAGCCGCAATTGCCAATCTTGTATACGCCAACCGCATGGGTAATGGGCCACCAGAGTCCGGTGATGGGTACAGATATTGTGGACGCGGGCTTATTCAACTAACCGGCCGCGATAACTACAGCTGGTTTGCTGCTAGTCTTGGCATCGGTGTTGAGGAGGCGGCTGAGTACTTAGAAACATTTGAAGGCGCTGCGCAGTCGGCTTGCTGGTTTTGGGAAACTAATAATCTAAATCAGTGGGCAGATAGTGGCGATATATTAACACTAACCAAACGTATCAATGGTGGTACTATTGGACTTGAAGACCGAATAAAGCATTATGAGCATGCACTACACGTATTAGATACCTAAAGGAGCGGGATTATGGATCCAGTAACAATACTAGCTTTAACTAGTGCTGCTTTTAACGGAGTTAAGAAAGCAATTGCAGTTGGGCGAGAAGCTCAAGATATTTACTCGCAACTAAGTAAGTGGGCTAGCCATGCTGGAAACTTAACCGAAGCTATTAATAAAAGCTCTAGACCTGGAGCTAAAGTACTTGGCTCTGTTACTGGTCAGGCATTTGATATAATGGCTGCTAAAGCTCAACTTCAGCAGATGGAAAAAGAAATTCACCATATGTTTACTTATGGTGAGCTGCAGGAGTTGGGCAGTGCCGGCTACCACGAGTTTATACAGCTTCGTAAAAAACTACGAGAAGACCGAGAAGCTGCTGAAAAAGAAAAGCTAAGAAGACGCGCAAAGCTACTAGAAAATGCTTTTTGGGGCAGTATTTTAGCTGTTGTACTAGCCTTAGGCATATACCTTACTGGGATCTTCTATGAACTAGGCAGCAATGCTGGGAGATGGTAATGAATGATATAAAGTTATTTAAGTGGCTTGGGCTGCTTGTGTTGTTACCAATAGCACTGTCATTTTTTGGTAGTGATCGTTTTAGATACCCGTGCCAGAATCCTGATAACTGGGATACACCTCAGTGTCATCGACCTATCTGCGACGTAACACGCACTTGTCCAGATCATATTTTTAAAGGTCAGCGCGATCCGCGCTTAGACCCAAAAGGTGCTGTAGTGCCTCAAGCAACCAACCCCGGAGTAGCCTGTGCAAAGTAACGATTTCTTATACACCGACGAGCAGCTAATGGCTCGCCTAAAGTTCTTTATTGGAGTGTGCTTAGCCCTCACACTAACAGGTATTGTGTTTGTTGTTCTTTATAGCTTGATATTTGTAACACAACCACTAAACGCAATCTCACCAATTGACCAAAAGTTTTTTGAGTTAATTGTTCCAATCGCCACGTTCTTAACTGGTACTCTAAGTGGAATTATGTTGGCTGGTGGCAGCAAGGAGGAAGTAGACGCTACACTGGCTATGATGAAACAAGCTCAAGCCAATGCCGCAGCTGCTGCCAAAACCAGCTATGTGCCGCGCCAAGAACCAACATTTCATACTGGGTTATCTACTACAGCTGGTTTTAATGGTACTGCACTAGCAGAGATCAGACTTATTAATGGCAAGCCAGCACCACAACCAGCACCACAACCGGAGATTTAAATGAATCCATTACTAGTATTAGCCTTAGTCTCAGGCATTTTTTTCCTGGGATATAATAACTCAGTGCTTGCTGCCGAAACCAAGCGGGTTTGTGTAGAACAAACAGACCCAAAAACTAAGAAACCAAAAGAAGTTTGTAAACAAGTAAAAATTCATAAAAAGCTGGAAGGTACACCCGTACCACCAAAAGCCCCGAAGTAAATTTATATTTGACAGCACACAAATTTCCTGGTAAAATAAGCACTTATCAGGAATTTTATTAACCTTTTAAGGAAACTCATGGCAAGAAATAGTGGTAAATCCCATCGCACCTTTCCAGCAAAAAAGTCAGCTCGCGTATCTCAAGAAGAAAAGAGCAAATTACGTAGTGAAAAACAAGCAGGCAACCCAGAGCCACAGCCACAGCGTAATTATAATTTCAAAGAGATCCAACCACTAAACTCAATACAAGCAGACTACTTAGATGCTATTGAAAACTGTGAAGTAGTATTTGGTATTGGTAGCGCAGGCACAGGTAAAACCTTTATTGCTGCTAGTTATGCTGCACGTGAACTTTACTACAAGCGAGTTTCAAAAGTTATCTTAACCAGACCCAATGTGGAAACTGGCCGCGGTTTAGGGTTCTTGCCTGGTACGCTGGAAGAAAAGTACGCACCATACTTGCTGCCTTTTGATGCAATCTTTACACGTGCGCTAGGCAAAGGCTTTTATGAGTATTGTTTAAAGTCCAAGGACATTGAACCAACTCCGCTGGGATTTTTACGCGGCACAACTTTTGACGACTGCATTGTGCTAGTAGACGAGGCACAAAACTGCACACGTGAGGAGATGAAAATGCTCTTATCACGTATTGGCAAGAACTGTAAAATGATCTTTAGCGGTGACACTGAGCAATCAGACATACACGATAGCGGACTTGAAGATGCTGTAGATCGCCTAGAAGGTATCGAAGGCATTGAAGTAGTTGAGTTCTTAGACGAAGATATTGTTCGTAGCAAGATGTGTAAACAAATTATTATGGCTTATAGGAATTAAGTATGGCAGATCAAAACGAAAAAGGTATGTTTATAGAAAAACTACTATTTGCCTTGTTACCTCTAATTATAGCAGGTGTAGGTTATTTACTAAGTGCAGTGGGTACACTAGCACATCAAGTAACTATCTTAGAAAGCAAGGTTAGTTTAGTTGTAACTAGCGACAATAAACAAGCTCCAAATACTGGTGCTGAACTAGCTCGTGAAAGACTACGTCAGGATCTAACAGAAGCAATTCAACGGAACCGTGATGCTATCCAGTCAAATAGGGAAGCTATTTCTATTCACGAAGAAAAGATTAAGTACTTGCAAAAACAGGCAGTAAAATAAATGGCAAAAACATACAAACCAACAACAGGCATGGCTACAGCAGCCAAGCGTGCCCTGGCATGGAAAGCAGATGGTGAACCTGGTGGCACACTAGTAGGGCTAGCACGCGCTAATCAACTAAAAGATCGTGAACCGCTATCGGAAAGCGTTGTGCTACGCATGTATAGCTTTTTCTCTCGTCACGAGCCAGATAAGTCCGCAACTGGTTTTCGCAGCGGCGAAGAAGGTTTTCCAAGTAAGGGTCGAGTAGCTTGGGACTTATGGGGCGGAGACGGTGGTTATAGTTGGAGCACAGCCAAGCGTAATCAAATTATGCGTGCACGAGAAGCCAAAGCACTGCGCTTAGTAACTGTAACAAAATCACAGATTCCACACGTAATGCTAATGGCTGCTGCACAGACTCTAGAAAACTACGCAAATGAGAATATTTCGCAACAACTAGATGCTTTTGGTCAGTTTATGTACCATGCTCAGTTGCTACGTAATAATCATCTTGATACTTACTTACTAGACTTACATCTTGTAGAACAACCTTATCGTGATATACTAGTCTTAGTATTCAGCGAACTAGCACCAGAAGATGTAGTTGACTACGAAGACGTAGACGATACTGACAGCACGGAAGATACTCCACTATAAAGAAAAGCCCCTAACTATTGCTAGTTAGGGGCTTTTTGTTATGGTTGCATTGTTGAATACAACATCCAACCGTGTTTGCGGTGTGCATCAATGCGTTCACTTAAAAACGCACTAAGTCCGTGTTCACCTTCAGTTTCAGCAAGTGCATAGGCCGCCATTAGCGCCGTGTGTATTTTTCCGTTGTCAACGTATAGTGTACGTACCATTTCGGTTGGTGGTAATATTTCCAACGTATCCAAAATCGCCGAATTTTCACTAAGTTGTGCGAAACTAGCAGGCACATAACAGCGTAAAGCGCGCAAACGCTCAGCAAAGTCATCCAGCTCATCATCTACCTCGTCGTATATTTTACCAAACAATTCGTGATGTTGCACAAAGTTTGGGCCTGTTACGTTCCAGTGAAAGTTTTCGGCTTTTACTAGGAACGCATAAGTTGTTGCAAAAGCGCGTTTAAGCGCAAGTTTTAGTTCTTCCATTTTATTCCTCTGAGATTATACTCCAGCGAGTGCCGTTGAATAACACAATAACGCAATCATTAGAACCTAAAGTTTTAGTATTGCTGCTGTCGATTTGTTGCCCACCAGTACCTACCAGAGTTATGTTTCCATTTACTTGATTTTTTACTATGTAAATTTTACCCGTAACGCCTGTTGGCAGTGTAATAGTTATACCATTACTATTAGCACCAATATAATAATCGCTAGCTAATGCTGTATAGTTAACATTAGTTATTTTTACTTGTACTAGTCCTGCGGTTTCTACTGATAACACACCAAGTGGCGTTATGCTTAAACCACTACCAACTTGCACTACGCCCAGTTCAGTCGTAGTTGAAATATTAGCATGAAGTGTAACTGGTACTACACCAGGTGGTGATGTTGTACTAGCAGCAGGACTTTGGGCCAAAGCCCTACCCGCTAGTACCGAGTTAGGTTGTCTAGTATAGGACATATTACAATATTAACCACTGCACACCACTGTACGCTAGGGTTAATGCTCCATAAGGTGTGTCAATAGTAGCTGTTGCCGAACCATCGATGGTACCTGCAACAGGAGTAATAGTAATAGGCGTTGCAGGTGCTGCTAAACCTAGTCCATCTTTAACGTAAAATATTTGTCCAGTAACGCCAGCAGGTAGATTAACTGCTACAGCAACAGGACCTGGTACTTCAACACTTACTATGTCATCGGCATTTGTTACCGTAACTGGTGTTGCTACAGCAATTTGCACTGCTTGAACTGGTGTTCCAGTTGCACTAATTGTAATAGTATTAGCACCTGTACCTGTTGTTGGTGTTACTGTAATACCTGTACCGGCTAGGATTGAGGTTGGGTTATTTGTATATGACATGTTTGTTCCTTAAACAATGTTCCACTCGGTGCCGTTAAATATAAAGGTTAGGCTACCGTATGGTGAGTTAATAAGTGCACTAGCTGTACCATCAATAGTAGTGCTAGCAGTTACTGTAATTGGGCTAATATTGGCATCACCATCTGTGTCTTTTACAACAAAGACCGTACCAACGGGTGCAACCGGTAATACTACACTAGCTGGCCCTGCTACGTTTACGGCTAAGTAGTAATCAGTTAATAGCACTGCATATGGTGTAGTGGTCACAATAGTTGTAGGCACAGGACTAGGAGCTACCGGAGTTACTCCAGTTCCGTTCAACTGAACAATTACGAGCTGCGCAGAGGCAGGTCTAGTGCCTCCAGCATTAGGTGTGATTGTTAATGCAGTTGAGTTTCCTGCTGGGTTGCGTACTGTTAAAACAGAATTTGCAACAGTAGTCGTAACAATTACTGTACCGACAATTTGGTTAGTTCCTGTTGCACGACCGCTAACAGTATAGGCCAAATCAACGCCATTTAGCGTTAGTATGAGCTGTCCGGCTTCGTCTACGCTAGCTTGAAATTGTACTAAATAAGAGCCAATATCTGCTAAATTAAAAGAACTAGGAGATATTCTGGTAATAGTTGTAGCTGATGTAGGTCCATCTTGAGGGAAGTCCACGTCAGCACCCACAGCAACTGTTGCTGCATTATCAGGTGGCATTAGTGCAAAAAAGTCAGCAAAATTTGATACACTGCCAGGTCCTGGCGGCCCTGGCGGCCCTTCAGGTCCCGGTGGCCCTTCTGGTCCTGCTGGTCCTGCTGGTCCAGGCGGCCCTGGTTGACCGTTTACTATGCTGTTGATAAATAAATCACAGTCATCAATAATAGGGGCTATAGGTATAAAAGGTCCCATTGGCCAGCCAAATGGACCTTGTTGTTGTTGTTGAAATAACATTCTTATTCCTTATGAAAAAAGCCCCCACGACTTGTGGTCTTGGGGGCTTAGTAACCTAAATATTAACGAATGTTAGTATTTGTGTTTGTTGGTGTAGAAGTTTGTGTACCGCTACCAACGTTGATTGCGCTGTTATCGTTACGGATGCTTTGACCTAAGCTCCAAATCAGATTGGCCAGTTGACCATACTGAGCTTGTTGTTGCTGTTGTTGTTGCATCTGGTTGATGTTGTTTGTTGTAGTAACTTCAATACCACGTGCTGTGTTACCACTGTACTCACGGCTACGTAGTTCAATAATCGCTGCATTTGCATCAGCTAATTGACGCTGTAGGTTTAGTTCGTACTGTGATGTAATCAATGCACGAGTCTTTTCACCATCGTTAGTAATATCCTTGGATAATTCATAACGATTTTCCATGATGTTTTGCTGAATAGCTGCTTGACCTTGCATTAGCGCAACTGCATTAGCATTAACAATATCTTTTACATTGTCAACACGAGAAGCTAGTGAACCAGCTACGTTGTTTAGTTGACTAACAATGCTAGAACTTTGTAGAGCTTGTGAAGCTTCCATTGCTGCTGTTGAAACTGCAACTGCTTTGTCAACTTGCCCAATACTAGCCATTAAATCCATATTAGCTTGGTTTTGTTCTGGTGGGTTACGTAGTGTTGCGCCTAGTGCTGCACCAGCACCATTACCATCACCACCTAAAAATCCGCCATTACCGTTGCGCAATAGGCTTCCTAGGATAAGACCACCTACTAAGCCGCCTCCGCCACCAAATAAACCATCACCGCCGCCGTTGCCCATACCCATAATCATACCGGGTGTCATTACTTCTGCCATTTTATTTTCCTTTAAGGTTTCTTTAACTTGAGATGCTAGTTTTGCATAATATTGTTCCGCAAAGCTAGCTTGTTTCTTGAGCGCATCCATAGCTTCTTCAGCTGCTGCTGTAGAAATAGGTACGCTAGTTGTAGTATCATCCATATAAAATTAATCTCTGTGTAGTGGATTGATATGATACTGCGTATCATCGCGCAGCTCCTAAAAATTTAAGAACTGATATAATTATACAACAAAATGGTATGTACTGCAACCCAACTTTTAGGGTTCCAGGAGTTAAAATGCACGGTAATAAGAAATTATGCAGGGTATTTTTGGGCAAGTGCATTGGCGCACCCTGACAATTTTTAACGACAAAAAAGCCCCCGAGTTTTGCAACGCGGGGGCTTTTTGTTTGGCCTAAAATTTATTCGGCTACTTCGTCGGCTTTGGTTTCCGACTCTAGTTGACCACTAGCTTGTTGTTGAATCTTGGCTGATAGCGGATTGCAAACTTTAGCAGGTAGTTCTTGTAAGCCTGCTAGAATAGCATTGGCTTCGTCAACGGTAAAAGTAAAGGTTAATTCTTTGTTATTCATAGGTTTCTATTATTTAATTGGGCAAGCGCCCGTGGCACATTCGGCATCGGTGATTTCATCGAAGCTGTTGGTGTTGTTAAGATCAACACTGCCTAGTGTTTTAACATACTCGTGGTAGTCATGTTCAGTTACTACTTCTTGTGGAAGATATAAGTAACCTAGGTCTTTGGCTGTTTTAGTTGGGTCTGTTCGGTAGATAAAACTTACGCCAACATAACAATCCCAGTTATCTAACAACCATTCAATAATACCAGTAACTTCGGTTGGGTCGTAGCTAATGGTTACTGATGTGTTCTGTTGATTCCAAGAAGTTTGTAGGAGTTTATAGCGTTCTAGCTGAACAATAGCTGACTCAATATTAACTTCTTTGCCGTCAACTTTATCAAAAGGAACTCCGTCCCACATTACCGGAAACGTAACAAGCACTCCAGAATCATCAACAGGATGATTAATAACACGGTAATTCGCTTCACGTAGCTTCTCAACCACCGGGTCATGTTTGCTAAATTGTACATTGTTGAAAATATACTTTCCTAGTGGTTTGTGAACACCTTCTGTAGTGTCCATGATCTTTGATAAGGTACCAGACGGCTTAACGCAAGTTACGTTTTTAGGAGCAGGCAATCCAAGCTCTTGACTCATACCAACAGCAGCACTGGTAGCAGTACGCTTTAAGTATTCGTAGTCATAACTTCCCATATCTGGACGCATTGCAATACCTGTTAGGCCTACACCGCAAAGTCGTAAGAAATAGTTGTTAAGATGCCAAGATTCTTGAAGTATGCCGTCCTGTAAGTTAACACACGTTTGTCGGTAGTTGGCACGAGCTGCCAGTCGTATAGCGTTGTGCAAACCGGCAGTGTCGCCTTTGAACTTGGCAATGTCAGTTTCGGTAAGGTTACAGAAAGCCTTGTTACCGAGTAAGATTTCAACGCATGGATTGGCTCCCTTAAACCATGGAGCGCGGCGGAGTGCTTCGACTTCATTAATAAATCCTGGTTCTGAACCGCCTGCTTCAATCATCATTCCAAAGATTTTCTCTAGGTCAGACTTAAGCGGCTTTTCTTTAAATACTAAACTGTTGTTTGATTGTGTACGGTGCGCATTGTTATGCAACCACCAGTCTTTTTTGGCTACTGCGAATTCTTCCCACTCTGGTTGACCATAATCGAACAAAGCAATTTCCGCACTGCGACGGCTACTAAGAATAGTACCGAGATGGTTAACAATGTCAAGAATATCCATCCGAGTAAGTAAACTATCAGCACGGCCGTTGAGGATATTTGCAATAGCCACATATGCAGTTGATATAGCGCTGTCGCCACTTGAAATCCAACCATAGCCTTTTAACCTTTCGCCAGCAGGTCGAAGTTGTGAAAAATCAAGTACGAGAGTATCAGCAGGATACTTACCCGCAAGCAGCTTTCCAACAGACTTTGCCCAAGCTTCTGCGGAATCTCCGACCTGAATAGTCCAAGTTTTAGTTGCTTCTTCCCAGTATTCAACGTTTTCTTCATTACCACCTTTTGTAGTACGAGTACTACGTACTACCTTAATATTTTTAATTGGCTTTGAAAAACCATTTAATGTACCAACAATTGGCTTGAATCCAACGCCGCAACCTTGTAGCAGTAGCCACAAGCAATCTACTACGTCATAGATTGTTTCAACGTGTGTAAAGCTGCAATTAAATTGCGAAGCCTCACGAGTTTTAGCAACATCAGTACCGCCTAGCCAGAGTGTACGACCACTCATTAGAACCTTGCGATCTAGCATTAATTGCTCAAGATCATAAAGTTCTGCGTACTCTACGTCATTTAAATCACGGTCTACTACTCGTGCCCACAACCACTCTTGGTGGTCAATAACTCTGGCAACTGTTTCTTGCCATGTTTCAAATTCTTTTCCGTCGTCGCTAGTGGGCCTATTATAGGTCCTGCGAGTTATTACCTGCGCTCGTGTTGATGGTGAGTTCATTTATTTCCTTTGTAAAGTTCTTCTTGTAGTAAGTAGCCTTCTAGTTGCCAAATACTGTTAATTGCATTCTCTTTGCTAATCTTGCGGCCAATTTCCTCGTTGAAATTCTCTTTGCTTACCACAGCAGCCTCGCCTCGAACAGAAAATCCGTTTTCTAGCACTAACTCACACACCAACACTTTACCGCTAGGCAGGATAGTATATGTTTCACTTACTATCTTCCCAAGGAGTCTTTCTATTGTTACTTTGTTCATTTATTCTTTCTAGTTTATTGTCCGGTACTTCCAAAACCACCAACCCCTCTTACCGTGTCATTCCAAATATCTTTAAATTCCGGCAGCAACACTGGCATAATAACCAGCTGAGCAATTCGGTCGCCAACCTCGATTTTATAAGGGTCTTCGCCAATATTTTTTAGCAGGACTTTTAAATTTCCACGATAGTCAGCATCTATTACGCCAACACTATGAGGGATTGTAATGCCTTTTTTGCCTTGCGAGCTGCGATTGAAAATAAAGCCTCCGTAACCCTCTGGAATTTTTATCGCTATACCCGTATCAACAAGTTTTTGTTCTCCAGGATAGATTTCGCAAGATTCATAACTAAACAAATCTGCTCCGGCATCTGTAGGATGTGCACGCTTTGGTAGTTGTGCTCCAGGCTGTACTTGACATTCCAGTACTTGTTTTATGTCTTTGCCAGTATGATGGTCGTAATTTCGGTTAATATTTAAAAAATTGCTCATTTTAAGTAGGTTTTTAGTGTTTGGTCAATTGTGGTAATATTATCACTACCAATGGCTTCGTGACAGTGTGTTACTAAGTCCATTAGTTGGTAGTTTAGCATCAAGATGTCTTTGCACTTATTGAGTTCTTGAATATATTTGTACTTGCCTGCAATAGGGATACTAGCGATAATGTCATAAGTGCTACCCCATTCATTAATAAGAGAAACAGCACGTTTAGGACCAATGCCGGGGACACCAGCGACATTGTCGCCACTATCACCTGTAAGGCACTTAATACTAATATAGTCTTCAGGGTTAAAATCATAGTGGTCATTCCAATTATCTAGTGTAACTTCTTTGCGTGTGACGTAGCTAAAGCGCGAAACAGCTGGTTGTACAAGCAAGTCCCAGTCTCGGTCACTAGAGATAAGCCATATATCATCAGTGCTTAATTTAGATTTTTGCGATACAATGTATGCAGCAATATCGTCTGCTTCTACGCCTTGAAAACGCAGCACTGGGTAGCTAGTGGTGGTTTCGATTGTAGCAATAGTATCTAGGAAGTCTTCAAAGAACAACTCAAAAGCTGCGCGTTCAGCGTCAGTTTGTTGTTCTTGCTTGTCTTTACGATTTTGTTTGTATTCTGGGCTTAGTGCTTTGCGATAGCTAGAACTGCCTTGGTCACAAGCAATGATAACGTGTGATGCTTTGTAGCTTTTCTTTAGGCTATCTACTGTGCGAATGTAGTCTGTGGCAAAATCTGTGGCTCCGCTATGTTTATAGCGAAAAGCCAAGTTTAACGCATCTACGATCAGCAGAGTATTGTTTGATTCAGTTGCTTTTTTAAATGTAATACTCATAGTGTATTCTTTGTGGTTAAGTGTATATTATACACTATTAACCGCTTTTGTTCAAGTCACAAATTGTGGTTGCTCATACTTCAACCAATCTTCTAAGAGAGCAACATAAAACTCATGCGTTTCGTGATTGTAGTAAATACAACGATACGCTTGCGAGTTAGGCATATCATCAAAAGCCACAAACACTTTGCTTCGGTCAAACTTAAAGATTAGCAGTGGTTTCTTATCAACTTGCTTGCCTTGACGAACACTTTGTTCCCAAAATTCCACTAGCTGCGGAGTTTTTGAAGTCAGCAAGTGTGATGTAACGTGGTCTTCTGCATAACCTTTTACTTCTACACACCAAAGGTTAGTTCGCCCAGGCACGTATAAGTCACCTTTTAGCAAATGTTTAGGGTCAAGGGCACCGCTTCCAGGAATACGTTCCCACCCTAAACCGGTATGTTTACGCAAAAGATCGCGTACTGTGGTTTCAGTACGCGCTCCCTTGGCTCTAGCGTCTACGACCATTACTCAGGCGCTTTTTCTTCACTTCCAGGTTCCACAACTGGCTCGGCAACCTTGGGTTGTGGCTGCTTGATAACTGGTTTTACGGCGGATTTAGGTGCTGGTGGTGTATCAACTGGTTTTGCAGGAAATGTGATTGTTTCTATGTCCAGTTCATCAACTGAGTATATAATATTACCATCAGTTGCCTCAATACTTGCAATTTCTGCAGAAGTTACTGTCATATTCTGCGTAACAGGCTGACGCACTCCATTACGTAGTAATGTTGGGTTTTTAGCCGTAATTCGTTCAATTTTAATCATTTTATGCCTCTATGTGAGATATGTTGTTGCGTTTAACAACGTTGACTTTTTCTAGTAGTGGATGTGAAAATCCATGTGATACTAAAAAGGTGTTTAGGTGTTCTTCTTTTAACAAGACTTCCACCAGTTTTTCTTTACCGTCTACGTCGAGTGCTTCAACGGTTTCATCTAAGATCAGCAAGTTAATTCTGCTTGAACTTAGGGTCTGCATTAGTTTACGAATAGCTAGCAGTGTGGCCACATTTACTCGTGCACGCTCACCGCCACTTAGTGCCAGCATTTCAATATCTCTGCCGTTATCAGTGATAACAACATTTAGTTTGTCACTAGCAGAGATTTTAAAGCTAATTTGAAATCTGCCATCACTTAAGTCTACAAGGTAGTTGTTTGTGATTTCTTCTAGGTCTTTTACCAGGCATTCAATCTTATAGGCTACTAGCCCAGTTGTAGAGAATGTTTTGGTTAGCACATTTACAATACTCATGCGCTCCGACAGCTCGTGAAGTTTTTCACTGTACACTTCCAGTTCTTCACTCATTTCAGCTAGTTGCTTGCTGATGGTTTCTACTTTGGAATTATGTGCACTAACAGCCTGATTGGTTTTTTCAGCAGCTGCAATCTTGTCACGTGTAGCCTTAATACTAGTCTCAAGATCAGCTAAGCTGCTTTGCAGCGCAGCTTTATCTAGTACAGTATCGGGTAGTTCAGTATCAATAAGCTGATGATACTTTTCCCATTCTTCCTGAGATTTTTGTGCAGCTTCCCAAGTAGATTTTTTAGCTGTGTATGCACGATATTCTGTGTTTATTTGCTCAAGACGCGAACGTAGTAGGGCAACTTTATTTTCTGCACTTAACTGAATATCTACTTGCTCTTTAACAAGTTCAGCTATTTTATTTGTATCAATAGTCTGTAAGCAAGTAGGACAATTACCATGCAGCTTATTCATTTTTTGAACAAATGCTTCTGAATCTTTAACTGTTTTCTGTAACTCAATAGTTTCGGTATTAAGGAATTTAGCTTCTAACTGAGCTTGGCTAATATCATCGTCTGGTTTAGGCGGCAGTGGTAGCAATGTAATTTTTGACTGTAGCTGCTTGTAAGTATTATTCTGGGAAATCTTACGATTAGTAGACTCTACGCCTTGAATAGACACTTCTAGTTTAGCAGCTTCTTGTAGAACCTCAGAGTCAAGATCAGGAACAGCAACTGGTTGCTTGGTAGTTAAATCTGTTTTGGAATACTTGTCTAGCCAAGCAACTACTGTGTTGACTTGAGATTGCGTTGCAGTAATATCTTTGCCTAAGTCTTGTGCTACTTGCTTAAAAACATCTTGTGCTTGAGTATACTTGCCCAAGTTTAGGATTTCAATCAAAAACTTTTTACGTGCAGTATCAGCAGCTGTTAAAAACTCTAGACTTGATGCATTTGACTGATAAACAATTTGACTGAAAGTTTTATGGTCAATGCCAACTACTTCTTCTACAATCTTGTAGGTAGCAGTCGCAGTGTGTGCACTAATGTCTACGCCATCTTTGTAGAGCTTAACTGTTTGTGAAGTACCACGACGAGTCTCAATCTTATACTCAGTACCATCACGATCAAACACTAGCTCAATTGCATAGTGTTTGTCTTTTACATACCGATTAAGAATATCTGCTTTTTTAATGCCTTTGCTATTCTTATTGAACAGTACTTCTTCAAGTACTAGTGCAATAGAACTCTTGCCGTGACCGTTCTTACCCACAAGCTGTGTGAGTGGAGCAGCCACAAAATCAATTTTATTATCTTGTCCGTAACTAAAAGCATTAGACCATGCTAGTGTTTTTATTGTTATCATTTGCTAGTTTTCTTTTTAATTCTTGTAGTCCGCCAATGTATACGCCGTCTAAAAATATTTGAGGCACACTGCGAGCATCTGGAACTAATTCAATTAAGTCTTTTTTAGTATAACCATTAATACCAAGCATCTTTTCCACAATAAATGTACCGTGGTTTTCTAGCAATCGTTTAGCTTCCATACAAGCAGGGCAGTTTGTTTGTGACCATACTTCAGCTACTTTAGGTGAATTTTTCTGCATGATTTTGCATCTCTTTTAAAACCTTATCTACCGTGGGTTCTGGTAGTTCTAAGATATAGGTTACATACTCGCGTACTTCTTGATCCAAGGACATTTCTGCATCAAGCATTAGTGCTGAATCGGTATCGCGTTTTAGGACTTTGCTAGCAATCAGCTCTGAATCTTGCAACTCTCCGAGTTCTTGCATATCACCCTGCACTTCATAGATTGTGTGGTCAAAGTCGGTGGCATTGGCGGAGGTGGAGGCCTCTTCGGCAGTGATTGTTTTCTTGATGAGCTGCGGTAAGTTGAATTTCCGCCACTCATGACTGAGACTATCAACATCAAGGATAATAGCGCCAGTATCGACTCTGGAACGGTGAAAACTAGTAGTATAAGGGCTACCAGGATAAAGAATATTGCGCTGAGAGTTTTCATATGAGTGTAGGTCACCTGCTAGTACAACGTCCCAGCGATCTAGTAAACTTAAATCTATTTCAGGCTTAACGTGTGGAGGAATTTCGCCGCGTACATGTGTACAGCATATTTTGCCATGTGTTAAGTGCGGAGCTTTTTCAAACTCTTTTAACTTATTATATGGAATAATATCTACTATATCGTCCGAATAAAAGTCATCAATAATAGTTACTAGTGGATTTAATCGGTGTGTGGACTTTTTAAGGTTAGTCAAAAATGTTGAGTCTTTTTTCAACATTTCGTGATTACCTGGATAAATCAGTGTAGGTTTGTGGAAGCTTTCCACAAAGTCAAAGTAGAGCTCAACTTCGTCCATTGTAGGCAACCGGTCGAACACATCGCCGCCTACAATTATCAAGTCTGCTTGGTGCTGCATTTCTGCAAATTGCTCACAAAACATCTTGAACCTATTTTTAGACCAATCTACTGGTACGTTTTTACTTCCCAACTTTATGTGCACGTCGGCACAGAAGAGAATTTTCATATGTTATTATCTTTCTTATATTTTTCAACTGCTTCGCTTGCGGCTTTGCCTGATTCATACATACCTATGTGTATTGTTTTACCAGAAACTTTTATAGCAGCTTGATACCTGTTGCATATTTTTCTAACATTACGATAACCAGAAACGCCTACCTTACCATTAGCTTTTCTAATGTTAGTATTTTGCGATACATCCTGTAGGTTGTCTAATCTATTGTCATCTCTAATACTATTTATATGATCTATTACTTTTTCTGGCCATTCTTGAAAACAGTAGAACCATGCCAATCTGTGAGCTAAATATAGATTACCATCAACACTTATTTGTATATACCCAGTACCATTCTTACTACCAGCAATTGTACCTGCTTTAGCTAGCCTTTTTCTATCTACTTTCCAAGTAAATATTCCAGTATCTGGGCAGTAGTGCAATAATTCACATAGTCTTTCGTGTTTAATATGATTCATGCTGTAACTTTTAGAGAATAAATAGCCCGCAAGCTGTTTAGGATTGCGGGCTACATATATCAACCTAGTTCTTTAACAGCTTCTTGGGCAGAATCATCGCCTGCATCGCTGTCATCTGTGTTAGTAGTAACTTTTTCCAACAGTGCTAGTACATCAGCTTCTGTAGGGCGAGGATATTTTTCATCAATAGACTTAGCTGCTTCAGCTGCTGCACGTTCTTCAGGTGTTAGCTTACGTGGCTTGCAACGCAGTACGCTCAGATCGTAGCTGATATTAAAAGCTAGTGGGCCTGTTTTAGTACGCTTGAATACAACGTCCCAACCAGTATCAAAATCGGTTGGATCACCTAAATCTTCTGCTGCACTTACGATTTGCTCAAAAAGTTTCTTTTTCAAGTTTAGTGCTTTTACTTTGCCGTCTTTTGGGTCAATACAGTTAACTGTATAGCTCCAGCTACACTTCAATTCTGGGTAGAATTGTGGAACGTGATCTTTTTCGATGTTGTCGAATTTTTCTTTGTCACGGCTAAAAGCCAAGCACTCAACAGGAATATCCTTGTTATTGCTGCCCTTGATCCAGTAAATGTAGCGAGGAAGAACTCCGCCTACTAAGCGAACGGTGTTTTCGCCGTCTTTGTATTCATAAGCCTCAACTTTGTTTGATTGAGCTTTGCCTTTGGTGTTTTTAAATGAAATTGCCATAGTTAGTTGTTTTCGTATTTAAAGTAAATTTTGTTGTCTGTTATTGTAAGCAGTGGATTGTGTTTTAAGATGTCTAAGTCAAGATCTTTAAAATAGCTTAGGTCTAGATAGACTACACGATAAAGTTTATATAAGCTATAATCACGCCTTCCTGCAAGTCTGATATACTGCGCTTTATACGCAATATCACAAGTGTCTTGAAAAAGAGGTTGGGCATTTAACAAAAAGCTGTGACCCGACAAGTTTTTGAAGCTATTTAGTTCACGGTGGTTTTTCGGTACTGGCTTTTTGCCATAATGCCTTTCCAGCATACTTAACATTAATTTAGGGTCACAATGTGTTTCTGTTTCTAATAAATCCAGGTTAAAAAAGAGTGCCATAATGCTTGACTTAGACTATATTATAGCATAATAGCGAACCTACTGCAAGTGTAAATTTTATCATGCTGTTATTACCTGCCAGCCTTTACGTAAATACAAGGCTAGTCTATCGTTGTTTTGTTTTTTATCCGCATAACCAGCAAAGTTAATGTCCACAACTAGTGGGTCAAGTTTACCTTCATGCAATCGCTGAACGCGACCCACAATTTGTTCTAGCAGACTATCGTTACTCATTGGGGCTGCAAGAATAACACAGCTGAGTGTGTTAATAGATATGCCTTCTGAGAATATTTGCCTGCTGCCGCATATAGCTTTTTTGGTTCCTGAAAGCACTTCTTGTTTGATGTACTGTCGTTCTTCGTAGTCTGTGTCGCCTGTAACAACCGCGCAATCTTCGCCAATGTATTCTTTCACTTTGTGTAAAAACTCCACTCGGTCAGCGATTACCAACACTGAGTGACCCTCTTGCATATGCATTAGTGCAATAGTTGCAATAAACTGTCTATACTTTTCTGATTCTAGTAGATCACTGACTTTTTCTACCCACGGTACTCCTGGCTTTAGGGTAATACCCGACTTAACAATATGCACTGTTGGAGTCAGTGTGTTGCTCTGTGGTGGTTTGTATACCAGTGGTCCAAAGTAGTCACCGAACAAGATGTGCTTGCCGTCTTTGCGAATCATTGTGCCACTAAGGGCGATTCGGTAACGGGCATGGAACACGTCCACTGTTTGTGCAAATGTAGTGGCAGGACAGTGGTGGGCTTCGTCCAAGATAATAGTCCCAAACTCCTTAGCCAAGTCACCAGCACACTTGCTGAGCGTCTGTATATTCGCAACTGTGATAAAGTGGTCGGCGTGGTCAACTCGTCCACCACCAATAACTCCGGGTTGTATCCCGAATAGGACTTCGACTTCTTCACACCACTGGTCTCGGAGAGCTGCTGTATGAGTGATAACCAATGTTTTTTGCCCAAACTTGTGGGCGAGGTGTAAAGCTGTAAAGGTTTTCCCCCAGCCGACAAGAGCGTTAATAAAGCACGTGTCGTCGATTGGGTCATAAACGACTTGCTGTTCGGGTCGTAGGGGGAATTTAGGCGTTGGGAAAGGTACATCCTCAAGCACTCGTTTATCAATGATTTCATAATCTTCGGGTATCAAATCTAGTCGGCCTTGTGGAATACTAAGAATACCTTTTGGCAACACCCTATAATTCTTGATAGTTTCTACTGTAGCAAACCGTTTGCTTCCAGTATCTTTTTTGATCTTGTATGTAAGTGCACCGATAATCTTTTTAGTATGCTCTACACCAGGATTATCCATGTATATTCTATTTGATATTACTGCTTTAGGCATCCGTTATTCCAAATGTCTCGCGAATATCGTCCCGAATATCACGTAGTGCAAAATACGTCATTTCACACGCTATTTCACCCGCTGCACTGTTTCCAACTGGAATATGATAAGTCTCGATCTTGTCAATGCAATCTTGTACAGCCAGCTGAACTAGTGCTTCCACAAACTTTTTTTGGCCTTCCCAAGAGTCACTAGACTGTGCTGCTGCTTTGTTCCAAAGTTCTTCAATTCTTTTGTTCATACCATTCTCCAACTATCGGGTTTGTGCTCACTGCAAAAACCATAAAAAATAAATGCCATACCCAACTGCAACACTCGGGCATACTGTTCGCTATCATCAGGGTGACGCATTGCTTTAAATCGGTTAGGTACTCCCACTAATTCAAACACACACCCTAACCCTTCCGCAGGTAAAACATTTTTTAGTTTCTTTGTTGTGAGTTTGGCGCGTGTGGTTTTTTCGTACTGAAATACTCTGCCACTGCTGTCCACAAACCAAGTAGTTGCTTTTGCAAGTTTAACCAAGTCTGCTAAAAAGTAGATGGCTGTGCGGATTGGGAACAACTCAACCTTTAGTGCTTTCATTGCTAGTCGTCTGAGACCAAGTGTCGCCTGTGGCAGTGTTTTATCATCAACCATTCTAATAGTATAAGTCTCCGAATTATTTTCATCTACGTAGTGTGTATGATAGAATACCAACCCATCTTGCTGGGTTGGCTTCTTGTCACCTAGCTTAAACACGGGCCAGCGTATCTCCAACAAACTTGTATGTTTCGCTAAAATGTCCAAAACTATAGTCCTCGCCAATATCTTGATCTACACCGATTGGGGCATTTGGAATCTCACAGCCCCACTGGTGTTGCGTGTTGCGCTTTAGGATCTCGCAGTATTCCACCACATTAGCGTCTTTTACGAGCGCAACAATTGAGTCATGAACTAGCATAAAGATTTTAGCGTCTAGTCCCTTTGCCGCAATTTCTTCTGCTGTTCGCATAGCTCCAAGTAAGTTAACATCGCTGGCAAGACTTTGTACTTCGGCGTTAATGCCACTACGAACTTCGTGAGCGGCAATTCCTTTATCTGCGCTAAATACATTAGGTAGTCTGCGTTTCCGACCAAAGAATGAGTATGTATAGCCATTGGTTTGAATAAAGTTTTTGCGATCTTCCAACCACTTTTTAAGGCGATTGAATTTAGTAAAGTATTGTTTAATATCGTCTCGTGCCTGCTCAACAGGGTAGACTTCACCAGTGGCTTTTGATACGGTCTGAGATACTTTATTAGCACCTGAACCGTATAAGATACCGAATGAAATAGCCTTAGCCGATTGACGCATTGAGCCGTATAGTTTTTTGACTTCTTCAACAGGGCCAGGCAGGTTAAATACCATCTTAGCGATTGTTGAGTGAAAGTCACCGCCACTGCTAAAAACTTCTTGTAGATTCTTGTCGCCACTCAACACAGCCGCATAATACATCTCAGCTGTGGTCAAGTCTTGCGATACAATCTTATATCCTGCTGGAGCCTCAATACAACCTTTGATAATAGGGTCGTCCCGAGGAATTTGCTGAGCGTTGAACTTGCCACTACTAGACAAGCGACCACTAGTAGTAAAGATAAGATTAAAATTCGTACGGATACGACCATCACGGTCAATTTCTGGCAGAATCTTTTGAATATAGGTGTTTTGAATTTTACCAAGTTGACGCACCTTTAGGATTGCGGCTGGTAGTGGATGCTCGTCTGATAACTCACCCAATACTTCAGCATCAGTAGAAACAGCACCAGTAGCGGTCTTTTTACCAGTTGGGTTAAGACCCAAATAGTCAAAAAGCACAACGCGAAGCTGCATAACCGAATTAGGATTAAAGATCTTGCCACTATCTTTTTCATATTGTTTTACTGCATCAAAGCTGTAAACAACTTTTTTGGCTTCTTCAATTTCATAGTCTAAGTACTTGCTAGCAGCAGCCATACGCTCAGTACTCATAGGAATACCTACTTCTTCCATGTCCATTAGGAATAGTGTACCAGGAATCAAGATTTCTTCGTAAACTTTACGCAGTTTATCATTGGTTTGGACAATCGGCCAGAACTTATGGAAAAGGTCGTATGTAACGGCCGTGTCAATCGAAGCGTAACGACTAATCGTATCAAAGGGAATAAGGTCATAGGTGAAGTCATCTTGCAACAAGCCATGTGCTGCACAGTATGCCTTTTTAAAGTCATCCAGTTCGCTGTCATAGTCACCGTAATCGGTGTACTTTAGGGCCAGAGGTTTCAAACCATGACTATCAGTTTCGTCCAGTACATAGTGCATAACCATAGTGTCATGCACACGCTTACGAGGAAAGTCGATATCAAGGTGATACTTAATCATCTTGTAGTCAAACTTCATGTTGTGAAACACTGTGTAAAACTCATTAGCAATCTTTTGCATCAAGTCTAGGCAAACATCGTCTAGGCAATCAGTTAAGATATATCTGCCGTGCTTGCTTTTGTAGCTCATAGACACGCCAAGCACGTAACCATCACGTGGATACAGGCAAGTTGTTTCCGTGTCCCACGCAACATAGCCTTGAGCATTGTCTAGCACTTCACGCAAGAATCGTTTGGCTTCTGCTGTGTCATCAATACCCTTAAAGTCACCTTGTACTGTGGGCTTTAGCTGACCTTTAACGTACTTGTGAATACGATCGACTGCACGCTGAAAGTCGGGCTTACCTTCTGGTTTAAAACTCAACATTGCTGGATTTGAAATAGCAATATACTTGTCTTGCACCAGTTGACCCGCCATATTTGTGACCGAGGTAATCTTTGCGTACTCTTTGGCGGCTTCTGCTCCAACCAAGATCACAAAATCATAAGGTTCCAAGTCCACTACCAAGTCTACATCTTTTTTCAGTAGCTTGGTAATCGGAACTGAACTCATGTGGTACTGATCGTACTCAAACTCAAAATAGTCCGAATATCGTGTACGATTGGGTGCTTTGTCAATAATGGCAATTTTCATTTATAATTTCCTTTGATACTTTATTATAGCGTATCTTGGCTAACATTTCAAGTTTATTTATTAATGTACTCGGCAATGCTTCGTACATTCTCTGTGTCTAGTTCACCTGGGTCGGTTCCATCTGGTAGGTCAACGACTTCCACAATGAATCCTTCGTCTTCGATAAGTGGCTTCATTAATTTAGCTGATTTGCGTCCAGCTTCGTCTCCATCAAACAGCAAGTATACGTGTGTGATACCTTGCGCTTTAAATGGTAAAAGTTTAGCTTTAGTGTCATTTTGCAGTGTGTTAGTGCCAAATGCACATACCACATTTTCACAACCTTTGTCGTATAAGTTTAGCATATCAAACATACCTTCTACAATTACCATTGAACTGTATCCACTTGGTAAGTGTGCAGGAAACACCGGCATCTTAACTCCTACGGGATAGTTAACATATCGGGGATTTCCTTGCGACATAGTATGACGTGCAACAAACACAACATTTTTACCTGTAATATCTTTTACAGGAAACACAATACGATCTTGAAGCTTTTCTACTTGGTTAGTATAAAAAGCACCGAAGTGTTTTAGTGTTTGAGGACTAACACCACGGAACACTTTTGTCCAGGGTGTATATCCTTGTGGAAGGTCTAGTTCTTGACCAAACCGTTTTAGTACATCCAGCTTTTCTTTTAAGGCCATAATCTTAATAGGTACTGGGTTTGTGAAAACACCGTAGAACTTAAAAAGATTGGTTTTAAAGCCACACGCAAAGCAGTGTGCTACACCGCTAACTTTATCAACTCTGAAACTTGGGTTGCTGTCGCTGTGATCTGGGTTCAAGCATTTGATTAGGTAGTCACGCCCAGATACTGTAAACTGGAGATCGTTCTTTTGAATTAGTTCTAGTACTGGGTCTGACATTTATGCGTTCCAAGGTAAGTCTGCTCCGCTATCACTAACAGGTGCTGCTTCTTCTTGGCCTTTCTTTACTTTTTTAACTGCTTCTTTAGCTTGAGGCTTATCCACACTTTGTGGCGAGATACGTAAGGTATCCCAGTCAATTGGACATGTAAACGCCATTTCCTTGCCGCCACGAATCTTGGTCGTAGCAAACGAGATCGCGTTGGTCTCTTTATCGTGAGCTTCCATGGTAAGAGCAATATCCGCTGCGTCAAGAATACCTTTCGCAAAACGAGCTTCCCCGTTGGCGTCGATTTGATATGGACTAACCATGACAATTTCGTACTTACGGGCGAGATTCTTAAGTTTCTTGGAGACTTCGATCTGCGGTTTCCAGTCATACTGATCGTTTCCTTCTAGTACAATTTGGTTAAGGTAGTCAACTACTACTAGCTTGAGTTTATCACCGAACTTTGCTTTGGCTTTACCAATGTGCAAGTCGATACTGCTTAGGGTCAGATCACGGTCATCAACAATAATCATCTGATTATCAGCTTTTAGTACGCAGTTACGCACTAGGGTTTCTTCAAACTTAAAGCGGTCTCTGTGACGCAAAAACTCGCTTACTAAGTCACCACTGTCCACAAACATTTCTGCACGAGCTTTTACTACTCGTAGCAGTTCGTCGTCTGTTAGTTTATGTTGTTTTAAATTTTGTAAGTTTACATTAGCTAAGATACTAAGGTTACGTTCCATAGTTTCTTTAGCGGTCATTTCAATACTGAAATAAATGCTACTGTTACCAGACTCATATTGATTAACAAAAAGATTACTACTAGCAATAGATTTGCCGGATCCCCGTTTGCCCCCAATGAGAATGAGTTCTTGACGAGCAACTCCACCAAGAACACTATCAAAGCCGTTATTGAGACCAAGGTAAACACGTTCTTTCTCCAAATCTTCTGGATGGCTAAACATCATCATGTCAGCCATTGTAAACACTTTTTCGCTTGTATGCGTCTTTTCCTCGATTGTTAGTGCAATGGAGGCTAAGTTTTCTTTTATTTCATTTGTATCGTAGAGGGGTAATTTGTCTACGAATTTATCTAATAATTTTACCGTTTCGTTCTGAGTATACTGGTCGATTAGTGCGTCCAGTGCTACTTCTGCGGAAACGTCTGGTACCTCGGTTAACCGGAGAGTTGCCAGTGTTTTAGACGCCGGACCCTCCCTTAAGGTTAGCTCAAGATCGTCAAAAGACGGAATTGCGCTGTACTTTTCGTAGTATTTGTTTACTACGCTGTACAAGGAAGAATACGCAGGGTCTAAAAATACCAACTTGAGTTTAGCCCAAATATCTAGGTTACGCTCAGTTAATAATTTGTTTAAGACTACTGCACTAGTATCCAAGATTACCCTACTTTCGCTTCATTGTCAATAATAACTTGATCCACGATTTCAGTAACTTTGTACATTACTTGCTCTCGTAGCTTTTTTAAATCTTGCTGATAAGTTGCACCACTATCATATAGCAAACTCAGTTGTTCGTGAGTAATTAGTTGCTGTAGACCAAAATAGATGTGGTCATACGCCATAGTAGATTCTGGTTTGATTTCTACTTGAGCTGCTTTTCCATAATTATGAACGGCCTGCTTTACAACTTCTTCCATTGTAAATGACTCGTTGTCATGGTATGTAATTGTTACCTTCATACTATGAACCTCCTAAACAGAAAAAGCCCGGGAGCTTTATGGAACTCCCGGGCTACTGGTTTAAACCAAATTAAGCAGCAGCTTTGGCTTCTGCTTTGGCTTTTTTAGCTGCACCATCATAGTCAGCAACTTTGATACCACGGCGAGTCAGCAATGTACGCAGACCACGCTCGGTTTTGTCAACCTTAGCAGCAATTTCTGCTACAGTCATTGTTGCAATTGCTGCACCCAATGCGCTAACTTGGTCAACGGACTCTTTAGCATGAGATTCTTTTTGTGCAGGAATCTTAGCAATCTGACCTTTGCGAGTCAAGCTCAGTGCTTTACCACGAACCGATGCAACGGTTTTGTTGAGTTTAGCAGCGATTTCTTCGATGTAGCTACCTGCATCGGCCATTTTCACAAAAGTCATTTCTTCGGACTCTGTGTATGTACGTGCAACTTCAACTTTTTCGGCTGGCTTAACTGAACCAGTCAATTCCAAGGCCAACAGTTTGCCTTGGATTTGTTTGGCAGTGAATTTGCCGCCAGCAAAGTTTTCAGCAATATCTTTGTATGTCAAGTTACCTGCGTTAGCTTGGACGAAATCGGCAAGATCAGCGCCTTCGTCAGCAGTAAATGCAGATGTTTTTTCTTTTGCAAGACTAGCAACTTCACGGTCTAGTTGACGCAGTTTGCTGGCAATGCTACGAGTGGTTTTACCCAGTTGTTCAGCAGCACGCTCAACGCTTTCAACGCTAACAGGGCTTTCGTTTCCAACGATGTTCATCAGTTGGTCAACAGCTTCGTCAGACCAGTTTTTAGTTGTTTTTTCAGTCATTTGTATTTTCTTTCAAGAAAGTATTTAGGTTTGTTATGATTTGGATGCCAAGGGACTCGGCTTTTTTGCGTTTTGTACTAGCTTTATCTTCTTCATCAACTAAAATGTCAGTGGCTTTGGTTACAGTTTCTGTAACTTTAAAACCAGCCTCTTCTAGTGCTTTGTAGGCTTCTGCTTTAGTTTTATAAGAAGATAACTTTCCAGTGATACAAACAGTCTTGGAATTATTATTACTGTTTGATGTGGAATTGCGGTTGGACTTAAAAGAGAACGGCAAAAACTCTTGTAAGTCAGGGAAATCTGTTTGTAGCCAGCCAACTAAGTTTTCGGTAACTTTGTCACCTAGACCTGCTGCTTTGCAAGTTTCGTAATTGATTTGGCTGATATGGTCTACAACGCTACAAATCTTTTGTGAAGCTGTGTTGCCAACAAGTGGAATACTAAAACTAGCCAACACAGTTGCTAAATCAGCACTCTTAGCACGATCAATTTCATCTAGTAACTTGTGTGCAGTTTTCTCACTGCCAAGTGCTTCGATTACTGAATCTGGGTCTAAGTAAAATAGCTCAGTTAAGTCTTGTAGATTTAGTTTTTCAACACTCTTAGGCCCCATGCCTTTGATGCCTAGTGTCTTGCAAAAATGTTCAACTTTTTTACCAAGCTGAGCACCGCAAGCCGTGTTGCGACAAAACAATTGATCGTTGACCAATTCAAGTTTGTAATCACAGCAAGGGCAGGTTGTGGGGATTTGGATCTTCATGTTGTTTATTGCTTTGTAGACTATATTATATCTGATTAGGTATGGTTTGACAAGTGTAAATTTTTACTGCTTAAGCATCGACTTTGTGTAGAATACAAGGAATGATTTCTCCAGCTCGGATAACCGCCACTGTGTCACCAATTCGCAGGTCTAGCATTTCGATAAAGCCAGGATTGTTAAGGGTAGCCCTAGATACCAAGGCATCACCAACAAGAACAGGCTCAAGAATAGCAACAGGAGTAACCTTACCAGACTTGCCGACTTGCCACTCGACGTCGAGTAAACGGGTTTCAACATGGGCTGCTCGTTCTTTTTTAGCGTATGCACCGCGAGGATGCTTTGCTGTGTAACCCATCTCGTAGAAGGTCTTGTTGTCATTGACTCGGAACACGATGCCGTCGCAGGGAAATATTTTGTCCAAGTCTGCTTCATTGATTACTCCAAAACCTGCCATTTTAAGCATGGATAGGTCTTCGTTAAATGTAGATGCTAAGCTAGGCTGAACACCGTATGCAAAGAACGATAGTGCTCGTGATTGAAATTCTGCTACATCTTTTAAGTTAAGAGCGCCTGCTGCGTAGTTGCGAGCATTTTCAATATTGATTGGAGCAACAATCTCGCCAGTGATCTGGTATACACCTTGGAATGGGACAGTTTGTGGAACAATAGGATTGCCCAGGAACTTGTCAGTTACAATTTGACCTTCTACACCATCCCCACGGGTAAGAACTCGAACAAGATTACCATCAACATAAAGTAGGCTGAGAGCTGCCCCGTCCAACTTAATACTTGTAGCAATCGATCTAACATCTTGGAGTGGTTTGGTACCTTCATCTTCGTAATACTTCTGTAGTGAGTACATTTGAAACAAATGACGCTCGGTTTTGGAGTTTTGCTTAGCGCCCACAGCATTGTAACCAACTGACTCAGCCAAGCGATCAAACTGCTCGTCCGTGATAATGGGCCAGCCTGCGTAGTATGCTTTTGATGCTGAGTCTAAATATTGTGTAATTTTGTTCATAAAGACAATTATACCAGTTTAGGGTCACAGAAACAAGTTAAGATTTTAGCCGGTCTGAATAGCGTTTTATAATTTCTTCGCCTTCAGCCACACTACAGATTTCAAACAAACCATCTAAGATGGCATAGATATTTTCAGTACTCGCTGGAATACTGACACCTTCACGACTAGGAACCCACTCACCTTCGTAGCTCAAAAAGAACTTACGAAGTTGAATGTAGGTAATGTCACGAAAATCATTAACAGCTAGTCTGATCTGAAAACCTTTTTCCATGTTTTCGTCAATGATTTTGCTAAACTGTATATTTTCATCCATTAGATTCGTACTCCTAGTTCGCGAAGATGTTGCAAGCTGGCCAGTTCATAGTGCTCTTGCCAAGCACTCTGCAACCACTTGTCACTTAGCAGGAAGATGCGGTAGATATAGCCGTACTTTTCAGTGAGTTTTTCTGATTCGATCAGTGCAGTGGAATCGTACTTGGTTGAGTACACCACTTCACCAACACTAAAGCGATCACGCTGTGCACCATCAGGGATCATTTCAGGATTAAAGTAGGTTGAACCTGGAACACGAATAGGTACAGCATTATCTTCTAAGATACGCTTGATAAAAGTTGGACTACGATAAGTCATCTTTGAAATAGCGTCTACAGTCTCGCCGTTCAGGTACTCGCTAATAATATAAACTACATCTTCCCGCGAGGCGGGCTTGCCACGAAGTTCAGCACGACGTTGTGCATTACGCGCCTGAGTCTTTTTAAACTCGTCAATGATTGTACCAAGACGCGTAGTATTATATGCCATGCCAAGAATTTGACAAGCATCTTTTTTAGTAATAGGCTTTACACCTTCTTCGGCCGGTTCAAGCAGACGAATAACTCGGCTAATGTTAGCCGGAGTCATCAGTTCGGTTTCTAATTCACTACGCTTCTTGGTTGCCATAATAGTCCTTTAAACGAAACAAGCGGCACTAGGCCGCTTGTGATTACTTGATAATGCTGAGGAAGTAAACTGCGGCTTTGCCTGTCAGCTTACTCAGGATGTCTTCATCAACTGGCTTGTTAGCGTCTTCGATAGCTGCTTTCAAGTCAGCAATAGCCGACTCTTTGCTCACACGAGCAGGCTTGTCGCCAGTTGTACCAGTTTTGGTTTTTGATGTGCTGGGTGCGCTTGGGTCTTTCTTGACATAAACGCCAGCTTGTACCAGCACCATACGCACGCCGTTAGGAGACTGCTCGAATTCTTCGGCAATGTCTTTGATGATTTCGGTTGAAGACTCAGGAGTTGGGCCTGCGGCTTCGTATTTTGCAATAACTTCGGATTTGAGTTCGTCTGTCCAGGTAGCTGCCATGATATATTTTCTTTCTGTGATTTTTTAAATTAAGCGAATTCGGTGGTTACGTTTGTCATACGAGATGGCAAAAAGCGTCGGTAGTTGTGTGCTAAGTCAAACTGCGAATACAATGCCATACGTTGTGTGTAAAGATTGGACTCAAGTTCGCGCAACTGTGTCGTAAAATCGGCATAGGCATCCATGCTAAGCTCGGTAACATCAATGCCTTCAATGTGCTCAGTTGGGCTAACCAACTCAACAAGAGTGCGTTGAGATACTTCACCATTTGGTTTTGTGTATGTAAATTCTTTGATTTTCATTGTGTATCCTGTTTTGTATCAATCTAAGCCACTATTATACAGCGATTAAACTATGCGTTCAAGATTGAATTTTTTAATCTGATTTTAAGATTTCTGTCCTCAAGCCACGAGAGAAGCGATCAGCCATGGCTTGACTAAACATTGGTGGTATCAGCATAGGAGCTACCAAGGCACTTAGAAAAATATAAATAACAGTACTAATTAATGGATATTGTGTAAAACTATTGACTACTTCTAGCTGCTGTGCTTCTTTTATTAGCGGCCAGAACCAAAAAATGCAAGCAGTAATTGAGGTAGTAAATGCAAATATAACATAGTACCCAATCAATTCCATGTCTTATTCTCACGCATAAAGGCACGTGCACCAATTGAGAAGTCTACTTTGCCTTGTGGCAGGTTCACAAACTGTTTTGTGCTTGGCACACTCGCTGCCGCTTGCGCTACCTTAGGGTTAGAACTAAACAGTTCTTTTGGAGCACGTCCTGTAAATTCTTTATACAGTTTTGCCAAACGAATTGCGGTATGAGACCACTGAGCCGTAACAGGTGCTTTGCGTTGACGACCAACTTCCAGCAGGGCATTTTGCACTTGCGTGTTATTTGGCTGCTGCTTAAGTGTTCGCTGAAGTCTACGCTTACGATTGGCTTGAGTACGTGCTACGCCTTGGGGTACGGCAACTGCTGTTGCGGGTGTTTTAGATTTTGTTGCCATTATAGTTTCTCGATTGTGTATATTTCAGATTCAGGTATTTTTGTTAATTTAACCACACGAGCAGCATCCAAGAACTCTAGCACTTGAAACGCTTCGCCGTATGTTTGAACAACTACACTGGGTTCATTAATAACTCCAGTTACCCACTCTAAGAATTGCAAGGTAACTGGGTAGGTTTTATTCTGTGAAAGGCCAGAGAGCAGCGTTTTGAATGGGTTCGTAGTCGATTGTGTCATCATTAACGTATGCTTGTGAGTCAGAGGAAACGTAGTCTAGGATTTTATCGGCATGACGCAGTGACTCTGCGATTTTGAAACACTCGTCTAGTGCGGCAATCAGTGCTGGAATGTGTTCAACTGCAATAGGCATATAGCGATTGCAACCATCGTGGATAGCAACTTCGTCTACGCCACCTGGGTTTGTACCGAACTCTACATAGTTGTAGTAAAAGTCACCAGACTCATCAGGGCCGAATAGGCTGTCATCACCAAACATATCAATGTCTGTGTGGGAAACTTGAGCAAAATTAATTTTCATGTTGTTTTGTGGTTGGGTTGCGTTGTTAAAGAATAATTATATCCGAAAGTAATCATTATTTCAAGTGAATATTTCCACAAACAAAAAACCCACCTTGATGGTGGGTTTGGTGTGGTATTGGTACGCCGAACAGGACTTGAACCTGTGACCAATGAATTATGAGTTCACTGCTCTAACCAACTGAGCTATCAGCGCACTTGTTCTGCTAATTCACGATACCCACGGGCTGTGGGGTGTATTTTATCTTTGGATAGCTCGGGTATAACCACTGTAGCATCGTTATACATCTGAGCAATTTTTACCACAGCAGTTTGTCGGTCTACACCATTTGCTGGAAGAATCCATACTACCTTACTAGGTAATGTTTGCCTTAACGCATAAAGCTCTCTGAATGTAGCTGTTTCGCTATAGTCGTTTGTACCTAGGCTAACCACTGTTGTTTTAGCATCTGGTTTTTTAACCAGATACTTGTTGTTCCAGCCGCGACTAGTAATACCTACTTGGGCATACACAGCGCACTCTGGTCTGTGTTGTGCGATACCAACAGCAATACTATCACCTAAGATTAAACACTCTAGCATTTAGTCCTCAAATTCTACATAGTCTTCTTTGCCTACGCCGCACTCAGGGCACTCAAAGTCATCTGGTAGAGTATCCCAGGCGCCTTCGATTTCTGGGTCGTGAACATGGTCACATACAATGCAAATGTGTGTCATTAAATGCTTTCTAATACTTGTTGATATGCTTGTGCATGACGTTGCTCTACACGCTTTAGTGCAGCAAAGCGTTTTGCAGCTTTATCTAGTACGGCTTGAAATTCTTGGGCGTGTTGTAGGCTTTCACGACCTTGTTCGTTGAACTCCTTAACAGCTTCAATGTTTTTCTCGGCTTTTGCCTGACGCTCAAACTGAGGGTACATTGTTGTGTACTCGTATGTTTCACCTTCGATGGCTTTTTCTAGGCACTCTCGTGTACTAGGCGTGCCAATCAGCAGCTCTAGGTGACCCCAAGCGTGCTTTAGTTCTTGTGCTGCTGTGTGCTCAAAGTGTTGTGCCACATCTTCAAAGCCCTCGGCTCGCGCAATACGTGCAAAGTACAGATACTTTGCGTGTGCCATAGACTCTCCGGCCAAGGCACCTTCTAAGTTTTCTAATGTTATTGACATTGTTTTGTTATAAATAAATAATCCCCGAAACAGTAATTATTATACCGTATTCAGGGACAGATTTCAAGTGAATTTTGGTACATCCTGACAGTTTCGAACTGCCGACCCTCTCGGTGTAAGCGAGACGCTCTACCACTGAGCTAAGGATGCACTGGAGCGGGGTGCGAGAATCGAACTCGCAACTCTAACTTGGAAGGATAGCATTTTGCCACTAAACTAACCCCGCACTATTAATTTAACATTTGTGGTACATAGTTGGCATCTGGGCTACTAGCACCTGGTTTGCCTATCATGTCTTGGTAGTCCGAAACCATAACCACGTAGATCATGTTGACCTTACGCAAAAACTCGCAACATTCTAGTGCGTTGCTTAACTCGCCAACGTCTTGATACTTTGGAAGATGCACTGCTTTAGGGTCTGTGTAGTATATTCGGTACATAATAATTATCTGGAGCAGGATGTCGGGTTCGAACCGACGACATTCTCGTTGGCAACGAGACATTCTACCACTGAATTAATCCTGCTTAAAATGGTACATCGTCATCGTCAAAGATGACTGGTTTTGGCAGATCAAAATCGTCTTTGTAAGGATCGACTTCTTCTGCTTGGTGAATTGTCCAACGGGCAAAATTAGCTTGTTCTTGAATTAGACTAACTACTTCGGGTTGGTACTTAACAAAGCCTGACTTTTCAGCCCAGATCAAGTACTCGTAGTGATCTTGTGCAACATCACAAATACGGCATCCGGCTAGTTTACCAAATGTAATAGTGTCTGTTAGCCCAAGTTTAGGGTTCTTTAATTTATTGAACTGTAGAGCCACTACCAATGCCTCCATACACCTGCAATAATAAAGCAATTAGTGACTATATAACTAAGAATTATCAGTGTTCTGATAATTGCTATCACGTCAGCTTCGCTGTTGTTTTTTCCGGCTTTGGCGCCGAGGGCATTTGCCCATAGTGTCCATAATTTCTTTGCCATATATTAGCACACGCTTTGCTAGCAAGCAGCCCCAGTTTTTACACATCAGCGGAGTGTGCTAATATATGGCGGGTGGCAGAGGAGTCGAACCCCATCCCGTTTCCGA